GTTTATGCAGCTCAACATCCGGAAGAGTGCTTAAGTACACCTCCGCCGCCTCCGCCTCAGGATTGCAGCGATCCAGTTTATGCAGCTCAACATCCGGAAGAGTGCTTAAGTACACCTCCGCCGCCTAAGCCTTGCGACGCGGGTTTTGAGCGTGACGCGGCTGGTAAATGCGTACCGGTAGTTGTGGACCCTGAGCCGCCTAAGCCTTGCGACGCGGGGTATGTTCGTAATGCAGGTGGTAAATGCGTACCGGTAGTTACTCGGTGCCAAGATGGCTATGAGCGCGACGCGGCTGGTAATTGCGTGCCGATAGTTACACCTCCGCCTCAGAATTGCGACAACCCCGCCTACGCCGCTCAGAACCCGGCTAAGTGCGGTCTAGTGGTTGAGAACTGCAGCGATCCGGTGTATGCCATGAACAACCCGGAGAAATGCAAAACTACGCAACCACCTCCGCCACCTCCGCCACCCGAAAACGGCGGGGGTGGTGGGTTCAACCTCGATGCCCTGCTTTCTATGCAGCCCCAGTACCGCACCGTGACAACTACTCCGGGCGAGCTGGCCGAGATCGACTACCTGTTTGATATCGGTGGCGAGAGTATCTTTGCACCAAAGATGGAACCCGAGAGCGAAGAGGACAAGAACTTGGCTAGGATCAAGAACCTACGTGGTGTAGGATACGCACAAGGTGGGCAAGTAGATATTGTTGAGCTGGCTATGCAGCTCCTGCGAGGTTGATATGGCTGGAATTAAAGAGCTGAGTAGCGGTTTTTTAGACTTCTTCACCGACTGGAAAGACAAAGACGGCACTTTTGACTGGTCCAAAATCCTCGGTACTGGCGCTGGGGCTGCTGGGCTTATCGGTTTACTAGGCAACGATGATGTTAAAAAGTTTATAGGTATCGGCGGAGCCAATACTAACGAGCCTCGTGGTTACCAAGGTGGCATCCCGGAGTACACGGCTAAACGTACCGCACTGCCTATGGTGGACACTAACCTGCAAAACTCGCAGATTCGGGACTGGGCTACCCAGTACGGTATGAACCCCGATATCCAGTTGGCTGAGGCGCAGAAGGCTATGAGTCAGGGTACGAGCTTCGATCAGCTGATGGGGTACGCTGCGCAGAACAAAAAGCCCTACACCCCACAGGCCGCTATGCCTTCCCGTCGTCCCGGTTCTGGTGGACGCCGTTATTTCTCTGACGTTACTTACGAGCCCGTAGTTAAAGCCGCACAAGGTGGCCTGATGTCGTTGCCCGAGTCCCGTGGTTACTACCTCGGTGGCCCCACTGATGGCATGGCAGACAAGGTTCCTGCTAGAATCGACGGCGCACAGGAAGCTGCATTGTCAGACGGTGAATTCGTCATGCCTGCAGATATTGTGAGCCACCTCGGTAACGGTAACTCCGAAGCTGGGGCTAAAGTTCTGTATGACATGATGGACCGAGTGCGCAGAGCACGCACCGGACGCCCGGAGCAAGGGCGACAGATAAACCCCAATAAATATACCCCCGCGTGAGGTGAGTAATGGCTGATCCCTATGTAGACCCCATGGCAGGTAATCAAACCGGCACGGAGTCTTCCCTTTCGTCGTGGGCGGGCCCTTACGTAACCCAAATGTTGGGGCAGGGCCAAGCACTTGCCCAGATGCCTTACCAGCAATACTCCGGCCCCCTCACTGCGGGTGCAAGCAACCTGCAGAACCAAGCGTTCTCGGGGTTGGCAGGGCTTACTTTGCCTACTACGGCGCAGACCTCGTACACTCCGGGCTCCTTCACTACGGCGGGCACTGCAGCTTCCTACATGTCACCATATCTTACGGCAGCACTGGAACCCCAGATGGCCGAAGCACGTAGGCAGGCAGAGATAAGTCGTGTGAACAATGCAGGCCGCATGACTCGTGCAGGTGCGTACGGTGGTGGGCGCCAAGCGATTATGGAGTCCGAGATGGATCGGAACCTGACCCGTAACCTTGCTGACATCACGGGCCGTGGATACCAAGATGCGTTCACTGCCGCGCAGAACCAGTTCAACACCGAAGAAGCACGTCGCATGGCGGCTACCGGGCAAGCTCAGCAGTATGGGCTTGCAGGATTGGGTGCGCAGCTTGGTGCAGGTGGAACGCAGCGTGGCATTGAGAGCGAAGGCATAGGTGCTGATATCACGCAGTTTGAGCAGGAGCGCGACTACCCCTACAAGCAAGTCCAGTACATGCAGTCCCTGCTCCAAGGGCTGCCTCTGGCCACCCAGTCTTACAGCTACCAAGAACCTACCGGGTTGAGCTCGTTGATGGGTGGTGCGGGGGGCATATTGGACTTGCTTAGTAAGCTGAAAGGTTTGGGCGGTACCGGCGACGGCACGAAACCCGTTGTTACCAGCGGCGGCGCTAAAACAGGTTAATAAGAGACTAAATAACATGGCAGGCATCGACTCCCTCGTAAACTCCCGCGCTGATATGTTTGCTGCGAACCCGCAGGGGCTCCAGCAGCGTTACGCCATGAATCAAGATTTGCTGGACCTGCTCGCCTTGCAGAAGCTGAAGAAGGACAAGGAAGCTGCGCAGCGTAGTCTGCAGATGCAGATGCAGCCTGAGTCCGGCACCGTGAAGGACCAGCTCGAAGGCCAGATGATGCAGGCTACCAAGCAGGAAGTAGCAGCTTCGCTCGCTCCGGGTCTCCAGCAGCAAGGTCAGATGATGCAAGCACAGCAGATGCAGCAAGCTATGGGTGGTGGTGTAGCATCCCAGCCCGCACCTAACATGGTCGGCATGGCTCGCGGTGGGATTGTTGGTTATGCACCGGGTGGGGATGTACAGGCGAAAGAAGTCCCGTACTCCATGAATGCACTGCGTGCGTTTGATGAGCGTCGCCGGTTGGAGCAAGAGCTTAGAGCTGCTGGCTTGGCCGAAGAAGAGGCAAGGGCTCTAGCGCAAGACCCCGCCAGTGCGCAGAACGTACTGCGCAGTACCATGAACGTCCGTAACATGCCCAGTGAAGCCCCAACTGGGGTTGCGTCTGTTTTAAGCGAAGGCACTCCCGCCCGCGATATCCCCGTGTCTATGGATGCGCTTCGTCGATTTGATGAGCGCAGGGAGGGGGCTAACCCCCCGGCTAATATAGCTGAGCTGCGAGCGCAGATGGATCGTATCGGCAGTACCCCGCGAGCTCCGTATACACCCCTTGGTCCCGATGCTTCACTTGCGCGTAGCAGAGAGGAGCCCCCGGCGCAGAGGCCCTATACACCCCTTGGTCCCGATGCGTCACTTGCGCGTAGCAGAGAGGAGCCCTCCGCAGGACTTGGGGCCCTTGTCGCACCCCGTGTGGCTCCTATGCGCCAAGGCACTGACCAAGACCTAGCCTCCATGCTCGGGGAAGATGTAACCCCGATGCGCACTGCACAACGCGAAGCACCCCAAGACCCACGCATGAGCCGCTATGAAGCCCAGCTGGCTCGCCTTGAGGCAGAGGAGACGGACAAGCTCGGTGCGTTGATTGCGTTCCTGCAGGGTGCTGGCGCAAGTGGTGGTACTAACCTTGGTGCAACGCTGCTGGGTGGTGGCTCAGGCATTCAAGCTCGTGACGCCCGTATTAGAGATGAGATGACTCAGACGCTTAAAAACATCGAGACGCTGCAGTTGGAGCGCGAGAAGATGGCGTCCGAAGACGAGCAGGCAAGGTTGAGCCGCGAGAATCAGTTGGCCGTGGCTAGGGTCCAGAGTCAAAACCAGCAGCGTCCGACTGACACTGCACTGACGGTTGACGACTATGTTAATTACTTCATGGCAGAGAACCCCGAGATGTCGGAAGTGGAGGCTAGATTTAAGGCGCGTGAGTATATCCAAGCCAACGCAATGGCACAGTCACGGGCAGCTGCTGGTACGCGGCTCCCCCTACAGGAGTCTACGCTTCTTACAGACCTCCGCACTCAGGCGCAGGAGAGCGCGCTTGAATACCTTAGTGGCCAAGGTAATTTTAGGCCTACTAGCCAAGAGATAGATACAGAGACTAACAGGCAGTACAAAGCGCTCCTGATAGCGGCGGGTATGGACCCAGAGCAGGACCAAAGCACAGTGCCGCAAGGGCAAAGACCGCCCCTAGAGTCTATGTTCAAACAGTAGGAGTACGTAACGCATGGCGCAGTTCGACTACGCTAAAGCAAAAAGCGTTGGGTACTCCGATGCCGAGATCGCGGAGTTTCTCGGGCAGCAGTACAACTTCAACGTGCAGACAGCGCTGGAGTCTGGGTATAAACCAGAAGAAGTAGCAGCGTTCCTGTCTACCTACACGCCTCCCGAGCCTCAAGTAGAATCCAACCTACTGCGCGAGACCCTTGACCTCCCGCTCGGCTTAGCCCGTGGGGCCGTAACTGGCACAAGGCTTGTCTCTGACGTCTTTGGTGCAGAGTCTGGTGTGTCCACAGCACTGCGTGGAGCGGAGGACTACCTCGGTGATTTGATGTCGGCGCAGTCCAAGCAGGACTCACAAGAAGTTGCCCGCATCATGGCCGAAGTAGAGGACGCTGGGCTTGGTGAGCAGGTCAAAGCCGCCGCAAAAGCTTTCATGGTCGCACCGCTTGATTTTACCACCCAAGCTTTGGGCACTGCAGTCCCCGCTATTTTGGGCGGTATTGGTGCTACTTATCTTGCCCCTGCAGCTCCAGTTCTTGCTGCCACCGCCGCTACGCTTGGACTTGGTGCCGCCCAAGGTACTGGTGTGGTTAAAAGCTCCATCTATGATGCGGTCAAAGAGGAGCTTACCAAAGCCGGCGTGCCTGAAGAGCAAGCTGCACAAGTGGCTGAAGAAGCGCAATCCTACGGTGGGGAAAACCTCGGGCTCATTCTTAGCGGCACCGCCTTGGGTGCGCTTGCTTCACGTACCGGTCTTGAGCCTTCGCTGCTCCGCACCACCATAGGTAAAGCAGCAAGCCGCGCTGCCGCCAAAGATGCGGTAGCAGCACAGACCCGGCGAGAAATGGTTGAGATGGCTGGGCGCGGTCGAGTGCGTCAGGGCCTTACCACTGCGGCTGCTGAAACTGCTACAGAGGCTGCTCAAGGCGGGCAAGAACAGTACGCAGCAAACGTAGCGCTGCAGCGTGAAGGCATCGACGTACCCACCATGCGCGGGGTAGCTGGGGCGGCGGCGCTCGAAGGCCTTGCAGCTGCTGGACTAGGTGGAGTTGCCGGAGTTACGGAGCCGGGACGTGCGCGACGTGCGCTTGAGGTAGAGTCGGAAGGTACGGGCCCAAGCAGTGCGGACGCGCTGGATGATTTGGCAAACGACGCAGAAGCACTTGGGATGACCGATATCGCTGCGGACTTCAGGGCTCGTGCGCAAGCTAGGGACGAAGAAGACGTGGAGGAGGAAGCACCTACAGCTGAAACTCCCCCTACCGCAAAACCCGAAGTCGCACCAGCTGCACCAGATATGGCCGATGAGGATGTGTCGGAAGCACTCCGCGTAGCCGCCGCCCAAGAAGAAGCTGATGCCATACGCGCCGCTGCGGAGGAAGACGTTGCAGCAGAAGAAGCTGCACCTGCTACACCAACGGCGCCAGCTGGGCCTACCCCGCAAGAAGAGCTAGATACACTGAGGAGAGAAGTGGAGCGCAGCGAAGCCGAGGGCGCTGCACGTGAAGCCACCGTAGACACGACTGTAGAGCGTGTCGAAGAAACGCCGGAAAGTGTACAGGAGGCAGCGCCGGTTACCCCAGAAGCTACGACGCCTAAAAAACGCACTCGGGCCAAGAAGCCCGCTGCCACTGAAGTCGCACCAGCAGCTGAGGTGTCAACCCCTACGGAAGCTACTATCTCTACGCAGGTTGTAGATGAAACTCCCACTGCACCAGAAGTCACAGCGCCTAGAGCTAAGCTCACCTTAAAAGGCAAAGCAAAGCCAGCACCTGCAGGCCCAGCGCAACCCAAGGTCACAGTAGTAAAGCAGGGGTTCCGTCGTACAGAGGCGGTAGCCCCGGCAAACGAGGCACAACCAGAAGCTGCACCCGTCGAGGATAAAGCTAACGCCGCGAAGCGGGCTGTTAAAGAGCGCACTGATGCGGCTACGAATGCGCTTAAGTTTGTGCAGGCAGACGTAGCTGCAGACCCGACTCCAACGGCAGTAATAGAAGCCCGCGATAAACGCAGTGTTGGGTTGGCCAACGCGTACCGCATCCAGAAGCAAGACCCACAGGCCAAAACTAAAGCAGGTAAGCTTGCACAAGAGACGATTGCGCATCCTTCAGTTACTGATAAAGAGCGCACTACAGCCCAAGCGCGAGCCAAAGAACTTACGTCCATCGAGACTCTAGAGACTAAAAAGGCAACTAAGGCGCGCACCAAGGGCAAAGCAGCCCGCGCAGATCGCATCCCTATAGCTGCTAGTGCAGAGCCCAACCCCACACTGCTTACTTTGCGCAGCGCCACGCAGGCGGTAGACAGCATAGCCCGCACTGGCAATAAGTTTGAACGAGCCTTGGCTAACAGGCTCAAGCAGTTCCTGCGTGGCGTAGAGCTGGTTATTGTCACTGACCCTAGCGTTATACCGGAAGAAGCCCGGACGGAGTTTGCCGGTGATGGCATCAATGCTGCCGGCCTGTACGCTGTACTGAGTGATGGGCGTAGAGTCATTTACCTGAACAACATTGCCGGTGAAGAAGGCGTAGACAACCTGACTTTCCTGCACGAAGCCCTGCACGCAGCGACGATTGGCTTGATTGAGCAGTACTACGACAGCCCTGAGTCGCTAACAGAAGCGCAGCGTGCTGTGCTTGATGACTTCATGGCGCTCAGGGCTCACGCTGCCACGCACGTAAAAAACAAAATTCTGTCCGGCACTGCTACGGATGCGGAGAAAGCGTTCTTTGAGGTTGGGGCGTTCAGTGACCCCCGCGAGTTCGTTACGTACGGCATGACCCACCCGGCTATGCAGCGCATACTGCTTAGTATTGACTCCCCCACGGGTATTGGCACGCCGGATAGCCCCAGTATGCTATCGTCGTTTGTGCGGCTGCTGCGCAGGCTTTTCGGTCTTGGTGGTGACAGCAACAATGCGTTTGCCGATCTTATCGTGCTCACTGACGAACTACTTATAGCTGCGGAGGCTGATATACCCGCCAGCGTTGTTGCCGCCGCGAGCAGAAAGCAAACCAAGCAGGACGCTGTGCAAGACAAGTTTCTCAAGTCCAGAAGCGCTACGGAGTCTACCTCTGCCATAGGCGCGGGCATTAACGGTACGCGCAAGGGTAAGAACGAAGTGCTGGACAAACTCACTAGCAGGTTTGACAACATTGCAGTCGGCTCCCTCAACGCTATCCTGCGGGTGTTCACCACTGACGATGTTATCCGTATCGCAGGAAATAGGCTCAATAATCTCAAGAACGTACCTGACCGCGTGGATGATATGCACGCGTTCCGTAACAAGGAGATGCGTGGGTTGTTTGAGCGGGTCAACGGGTGGGCTACGTGGCAGAAAGAAAAGCCAGAAGCGGGGCGCACACTGGGAAACTTGATGTACGCCACTACACTACTGAACGCGGACCCTACGGTGCATACGACGATTACCGCCGCCCTTGCTGCCGACGAGGAGATGGATAAGTTACAGAAGAAGCTGCAGGACCCCACACTGTCCAAAGCGCAGAAAGCTGTGGTCAAAGGCAACATCACCAAGCGTGAGAACGACTTCAAGTTTGTGTACCAGCTGAAGGATAAACTGGAGAAGCAGGGCGGCAAGCGCGGCATCGAGATATTCCAGATGGCGCGGGATGACTACGTCCGTATGTTGGATGAAAGCCTCGCTACACTTGAGCAGATGATCGCAAACTCTTCCATGGATGCTGCGGGCAAGTCGCAGTTGCTGGCTAAAATCAACGCGGACTTTGCTGAAGCCAAGAAGATCGGGGTGTACTTCCCGCTGGTTCGTTACGGCAACTACTGGCTGCGGGTGGGTAAGGGGAAAAAGGGTGCGTTCTACATGTTCGAGTCTGGTGTAGATCGGGACGTGTTTGCCAAGCGGTTGGCCCGCGAGCAGGGTAAGACCCTTGGTGAGTTGTTGACCGATGAGGAAATGGATCGCGGTAATGATCTGGAGTCTTTGCGCAAAGAGTCCGCCACAGGTACTGCATCCAGTAGCATGTTGAAAAACATATTCGATCTCATCGGCAAAGGCGGCACGCAGGACGTAGCCCAGCTGAAAAGTGATGTGTACCAGCTTTACCTGTATACACTGCCCGACTCCTCCATGCGGCGCAGGTTCATCCGCCGTAAGGCTAAGACAGGCTTTAACACTGACGCCTTGCGCAACTACGCCTCCACTCAGACTACGGCGATAAACCAGTTGGCGCGGCTCAAGTACCGTGACGCTATCGAGTTGGCGCTCTCCAGCGCGCAAGGCGAGCTAAAAGGGCGCGGTGAGGACGACATGCGCTTGCAGACCGTCGTAAATGAGGTACGCCGTAGGGTGCAGCTAGAGATGAACCCTGCTTCTCCCGATGACATCGTAGATCAGTTTGCCTCGATGGGTAACAAGCTGGTGTTCTACTACATGATGACGTCCCCTAAGACGGCGTTGATTCAGTTCACGCAGCTGCCGATCGTAGGATTACCTGTGTTGGCCCGCAAGTACGGCTGGGGTAAGTCCATGGCCATGGCAGTTAAGCACCTGAATGTGTTCAAGACCTTGAGCACTACGCGGTCTGACCAAAACGGCAGGGTTGTCACCGAGTGGGGCGCGCCGTCCATACAGAACTCCGACTACATCACGAAGAACCCCGACGCCAACAAGCGTAAGGTATTGGCAGACGCGTGGGAGGAGTTGGAGAATCGCGGTGTATACATGCAGACGTACATCAGCGACCTTACCGAACGCGGTCGAGCCCCCACAGCAAGTCAAGACGGGCTGTTCAGCTTACGCACTGTCACTAACTTTATGTCTGGGTTGTTCCATCACACGGAGCGACTGGCGCGTGAGGTTATGGGCATGTCAGCGTTTGAGCTCGCCTATGACGCAGCTATCGCCAAGAAGATGGACCCCAAGGACGCGTTCCGCAGTGCCGTGGTAGAGGCCGAAAAGCTCATCAAAGAAGGCCTGTTCAACTACTCCCAGTTCAATAAGCCTAGTCTATTCCGGGCGCCGTTGGGTCGCATAGCGTTTCAGTTCATGACGTTCCCACTGCAGATGACGTCGTACTTGATACGCAACTCGTGGGGGCTGATTAAAGCCAGCCCGGGTAGTACGCGTAAAGAGAGCGCGCAGCTGCTGTTTGGTACGGTCGGGATGACTGCGCTGTTTGCTGGTGCGACTGGTTTGCCGTTGTACGGGGCCATGATGGGGCTACTCGACGCCTATAAAGAATCACTTCGCGCTGACATGGAAGACGATGATGACATGGAAGCCTTCCGCGACTTGTACGACCCATCTAATCCCCTTGGTAGGATGAATTCTGACCTATGGTTCCGCAGCTGGTTCCTTAACCAGTACTTCGGTCCGGGGAGCGACTTTGCCAATGCACTCGGATTGTCCGGCACACAAGCAGAGGCGCTTAGTCGGGGAGCGGAGTTTGGGCCTATATCTGCTCTGACGGACTTGAACGTTGCAGTTTCCACCGAGTTGAACGGGCTGTGGTTTTCAGATGATACTCCTTCGGACACGGCTCGCGGCGCGTTTGAAGCGTTTGCGTTGAAGTTCGGTGGCCCGTTGTTCTCAATGGGCAGCAACATAGCTGCAGCGATGGACGACTTCGAGGAGGGGCAGACCTTGCGCGGGTGGGAGAAACTCTCCCCTGCTATGTTCCGTGGGTTACTCAGCTCCTACCGCCAAAGCCAAGAAGGGCAGCTCACGCGCCAAGGTGACGTCATCATGGATCGTGAGTTCTATACTACGACCAAGTTGTTGTTCCGTGGGTTAGGGTTCCAGAGTACAACTGAGGCGGAGTTGCAGAAAGCTGGTATTCTTGCCAACCAGATGAAGCAAGAGATAGAGGGGGAGCGCAACCGCATTATAGCTAAGGCGGATCGTGTACTCCGCGCTTACGTTGACGCCCCTCTGGACACAGCCAAGCGCACTGCATGGGAGGAGTACGCACGAGAGATAACAGAGTTCAACCTAGTAAATGCGTTCTTCCCAATCGAAAACGACACTATACTCAAGTCAGTGGATGGTAAAGCCCGCGTCAGAGCTATGTCGATACTTGGGGTGGATATGACTGACAGGTTGGCGCCGTTCTTGTACCCAATGTTGCGCCCCGGTGAGTTCCGAGAAGACTAAACCCGCCACACCCGGATGCCTCGCACCCCGCCCTCAATGACTACCTTGTGTACAGTTTTGTAACGCAAGCGTCTGAGGGTGGGGAGCATCTCTTGCCAAGCAGAGGGTGGGTGAAGGCAGGGGACAAAGAACGACGCCCCCACCTTAAACTCCGTCCAGTTGATGTTGTAACTAACTCGCTCCACTAACACTAGGTTGTCCCGGTATAAGTGCGCTCAGCGAGATGAAGTCCGGGTTGGAGCAGTCAAGCTCTATGGCATGTACACCGGGGGACGCAACGCTCATGCCCTTCGACATACGCTTGGTGCCCGCGCCAAGGTAGATACCCTTGGTCTCCAACTGCTTTAGTGTGTCCTTGTAGTTGATCTGCATGTCTACGCAGTCGCGCTTGAATGCCTTGGCGTTGATATACATGCGCTTGGTGTCCGGCTCGTAGCGGATAAGCAACGGACCACGTGGCTCCAGAATCGGTGCTGCTTGCAGCTTGGCCATACCCCCACGTCCATCTGTCTGCTCATTGACTACCACGATGTTCTGCATATGGCGGTTCACGAAGTCGCCTACGACCGAGCTGACTTCTGATACAGGCGGCGTAACCTCGGTGCGCAGTGCAAGCACCATGCTGGTAGCCCATGCGTAGATGCGCTTCATGTCCCAGTCGATAAGCCCGAGTGCCTTGGCTATCAAGCCACCTGCTATGTTGGAGGCAACCACTGCGGACCAGAACCGCTCGCGCTGAGTCAGGCGCAGCTCAGAGTCCAGCTTGCGCTGCACGTCACGGCAAGTCTGCATAGCTTCTTCAAGGTTGGATACAAGCCAGCGAGCATAGATATCCCCAGCGTGTCCGTAGTTTTCCATCAGCTGATGGTCGAACATCTCTTTTGCCAAGTCTGTTGCGATGGCCCCGGAGAACTCGATCTTGTACTCTATCAGGCGCATGAGCTCGCCGTCCGGGCTGTTCTTGAGGGTCAGCATCTTCTCAGTAAATGCAGAGTTGGAGCTGCACAAAGATGTGGTAGCCCACGTGGTGAGGTTGGCGCGCAGCTCGTTGGCTGACGACTTGACTCTGTCCTTACCCCTGCCTTGTGACATGCTGTAGGCAAGTGTCGAGAAGTCCTGCGGAGTCATGTTGGTCATCTCGTCCACGCAGAACGGCAGGTTGTTCAGCAGACCCAGCTTCATCAGCTTGGCGTTGAGCGTGTCTGCCCACGTGGCGCAGAGTTTCTGGGGGTGGCCGTAGACGCTGTTGCACATATGCAGGATGGTGGTCTTGCCAGTGCCCGAGCTTGGGTGGATGACGTTGACGATCGCACCGCTCTGCCCGAGGAACTTTAGTAGCGGGGCACCAAACGCAGTGAGCGTGGCAAACGCATGGGGCTCAAGCCCTTCGCGCCCGTAGAGACTGAACACCTCTTTCCACTTCTCCAGCGTACCGGTTGGGAACATGTGCTGCGCTACGTCTGCTGTACTAAGGGAGACCGGGCTGTGGAATATGCCATCGCGGGTAATCTCGCGGTCTCCTATGATGAACTTGCTGTCTTTGTCGGCCCAGCCGAATTGTAGTCTCATGAGTTCTGCCTTTTTCCGTTGTTGTAGGTCACGCACCGCAGTCATTAGGTACATTGCCAGTAGTTGAAACCGCTTCTCAGGGCACACTACACCCTGTGCGGCTAAGTGCTTACGCAGCTCGGCCTTGTCAGCCAGCTGCACGTTGGTCAATACAAACTCCTTCACCCCATCCATAGGCATGTGCACCTTGAGGTAAGCCACGTCACCCTGAATCGGGTCTCGCATACGCTTCACGACATACAGGTCATGCTCGTACACCAGCTCCGGCTCAGCGTCATCTTCTGAAGGGCTTAGGAAATACACCCCGCCATGCTTACCTCTGAAGAACGGATCGGGGTAGGCCGGCACCGTGTGTACCACCGGCTCCTCGTCGCTCTCCTCATCAGGCTCCTCCACTACTTCAATCGGCTCTGGTGCGCTACGTGCGATCGTCTTGCCTAGTGAGATAGGGCTAGTGAGCTTGCCGTAATGTGGGCAGCCGTCGCAGCCGCCCGGGTTGTTCTTCTCAAACTCAGCGCAGGAGTGTGGGCCCTTGATGCCCATAGTCTTACGTTCCACTGCCCCGGGGTCGTAATCGGGGTGCCCCTCGGACAGCTTATGTATTGCCGTGTCCTTGTCAGAGCAGAACTTGGCGATCGACAACGCATCGAACCACCGTGGCTCGGCAAGCTCAGCCCGCTCCATGTAGCAGCTGAGTAGCTGAGTACATCCTTCGCCCTTCCCACACTTACGCATTATGGTAGTGAAGTTGGACTCTACGTTGGACTGCATAGCCTTGCCCAGCGCAGTTAACTCACGTTTGGGGCGGGCTAACTGCGGTACTTCCTCCACCCCTAGCACAGTCTTGAGATGCTCCAACGGCGTGGGTTTGCCTACCTTCAGTACAGTAACCGGAAGCGGCGGGTCTTCCTTGAAGTTCAACGTGCCGGGTATTCGCAGTATGCGAGATACTTCAAACACCGAGCCATCAACGTATAACCTATGTGCATTGCACAGACCACGTAGCTTAGAAGCTACAGGCTCCCAGTCCTCCCGTGACACTGCCTCAGTCAGCGGCCAGTACACATGCACGCCGCGCCCGGAGTTGACCAAGGTAGGCACGGGGAGCCCGACCGCCTGCACAAACGCACGCAGCGCAGTTAGTCCCTCCGCTTGTGAAGCATAGCCAGCGGGCCTACCGGTCTTGGGGTTGAGCAGTGCTTTGTCCGGGCCGCAGTCTATGTCCAGCCAGAATGCCTTAAGCGCGAGCACGTTGTCCTTGGTGCGGTTCTCACCCGTTGCGTACTTCGCAACACCGAAGAATACGTTCCTGCCTTGCGCCATGAGGCGCTCTGCGACCTGCGTAACCTCTCCCCGGGTCTCTACAAACTTGGGCCTGATTGACCCATCAGCCCCTATACCAGCGACGCAGAACCACCCCCCGGCTGGTTGCACCGCCTCCAACAAGTCGAAGTTGTCCATGCTTACCTACTGATGAACTTGGTGATCCTGTCATGGAGTGTCTTGTTTGGAGCATAGCCCCCCACAAACCAGCAATACACCGCAGCGCGAGATACACCGAACTTCTCGGCAACAGTTGCTACGGGAATGTCGTTGTTGATACAGAACCGGCCCAGCTGAACCCCAAGTAGCTTGGGGTCCGCAGCTTTCACCTTACGCAGCAACGTGATGCTGTATCCGGCTGCCATTAGTCATCACTCCACTCAGCGATAGCAGCAGCAAGGTCGGCCTTGGGTGCAGGGGTAACAGGGGCTTCCTCAGTGGGCTTCCTACCTGCGCGCCTCTTCGGTTCTTCAATGGCGTCATCAGGGTCGTCCGAACGTTGCACCTTTGCCTTGGGCTCTGGTTTCGGCTCAGGCTCAGCTGCAGCGCGGGGCTTAGGTTCTTTGGTAGCGCCGTCTACCTGCGCCACTGTGATACGCGTGTACATCTCAGCTTCCGGACGGGCCTGTGCTTTTTGCACCAGCGCAAACTCCACGTCCTCTACTTGGCGGCTGGGGGAGAACACAAGCTCCATACCTTCGACTTCATCATCAAACGCCACTGTGGTCACTACAGTATCCGGGGACTCGCCGTTGGCGACGAGGAACTTCACGTAGCCCTCGAAGGGGTGCACGTTGCCTGATCCCTTACCGAACAGCGACTTGGACGGGATGCTCATCTGGTAGATGTCGCCCGTAGTGTCGCCCTCAAGCAGCACAGAGACACGGCGCTGGAAGCGGCAGGCGCGGCCACCGTTGTCACCGGAACCCTTGATGTTCATCGGGCACTCAGCACAGTTGTCATGTTGTTTGTCAGTAGCTGAAGCTTCTGGTACATCACCTGCGTTGGACCAGCAGTTGGGCATCGTAGCCTCGGCGTTCGGGTCGTACTTACCAGCGTAGTACACGCGGGATACTTTGGGCTGCGCAGCGATGATGATGACGTTGATGGTGCCACGCACCGAGTTACCGATCTGCTCGCCATTCACCAGCTTCTTGAACGTGCCGTTGATGTTGCACTGGATGCGGCGCGAGGTGGATGAGGACGCGAGGGTCTGACCCAGTTTAGTCAGGCGCTGCTCAGAACGCACACCGACTGCGTTGCGGTTGTTAAAGATAGATACGTCGTTACTCATTACTTGTTCTCCAGTTTGTCAATGTATCGGGCCATGATATGGATGTGGTCGTTCGCTAGTGCTAGAGAGTCTTCTACCCTAGCCAGTCGCTGGTACAGGTCGCTACGCAATGCGGTCGTTTCGTTCTTCACTTCAGTAACGCGCTTACCCATAGCGTCACTAATGCTAATGAAGTGCTTTACGTCCCACTCTTTGCGCCTTGTAACCACCACGATTTTTCTCTTCGTTGCACCTTTAGGGCGCCCTCTCGACTTCTTAACTACTACTTCAGTCTGTGTTGCTTCGCTCATAGCTCCTCCTACCTGTTGGTTGGTTTATACACCGTAATTGCGTAGTTACGGTCAGCTTGTAGTCCGGGGGGTACGTTACCCGGGTTCTCTTCTAAGAACTCTTTCATGTGCGTGCTGTGGATACGCTGGTGGAGTAGATGCAGCGCGTCATGCCTTTTTATGAACTCGTACATCTCGTGCCAGTCGTTAGTCCAGTAGTTGGTACTTATTCTGCGTGACGCTGTGCCGAACGGCGTGCGGATACTGTCGATGTTCTGCTCAGCGCACAGCGCAAGCAGTGCTGCAGCCATCTTCTCCTGCGTTTTCTTCAGCGTCTTGATCTCTTCTTCCTTGTCGGCAACAGCGTTGCGTATGTTGATGTAGGCAGACACGAGCTTGTCTGCGGTTTGTGTTTCTTTAGTGGGCAGGGAATCCATAGCTCCTCCTTTTCGGTTGGGGAACATAAGTATAATCGGGATGTTTACAATGTCAACTAGATTTATCTAGCTCTTGTCGATACAGCTCAACAATTTTGATGTGGTTGGTGATGTTGCTTTGGAGCATGGTGTACAACCGCTCCTCCACGTCACTACCAGTAATGTTTACCACAGTCATGTTGTGCTTCTGCCCCGGGCGGTCGATGCGGGCGTTGGCTTGCAGGTAAGTCTCTACGCTTGTTACAGGTGCGTACCAGATCACGGTATCCGCAGCAGTCAAAGTTACGCCATGTGCAGCGGCTTGCGGCTGGATAATCAACACTCGCGGGTCTGGTTGCGTCTGGAACGCGTCGAAGATATCCGAGCGTTTGTTGGCCGACACAGCGCCAGATATAACCTCACAAGTAATACCGTTGGCAATCAAAAATTTACGGAGTAGTTCTATAGTGTGTGTGAACGGCACGAACACCAATATCTTGTGGTTCGACTCTTCAATTACTTCAAGCACTACGTTTAGTCTGTTACTTACATCGAACTCCACCACCTCGCCAGTGTCCGAGTACACCGCGCCGCACGATACTTGTAGTAGCTTATTCAGGTTGACTGCTGCGTTGACCGATGTTACAGACTCACCTGCGGCCTCCATCGTCATCTGCTTCTTGAGCAGCTTGTAGTATTTCTGCTGCTGCGCAGTAAGTGGGGCATCGCGGGATACGATAACTACTGGGGGTAGATCAAGGCAGTCCTTCTTCTCGAAGCGGATCGCAGGTTGCAGTATTGAGTGCACTGTCTTCTCTGCGCTGGTCTTCGGCTTCCATATAAACTGACCGACTTTATACATCACCATGTCGCGGTACTGTCCGTAGTATTTAGGTGCGCGGTCGGGGCATACGAGCTTGGCTAGTCCATAGGCGTCCAGCGGAGATTGCGCAGCAGGTGTACCAGTAAGGAGCCACAGCCAGTCGATCATCCCTGATAGCTCTTTCATGATCTTCCAACGGTTGGTCTGCGGGTTCTTGTAGCTTGTAGCCTCGTCAATAACCACAAGGTCAAACCCGCCGTTGATGAGCTCCTCTTTCACCACCGCCACGCCGTCGAAGTTGATAACGACGAACTCAGCGTTGGAGTCGATGACTTTCCTGCGTGCTTTGGCATCTCCGTGTGCTACATCGCAGCTACGGTGCATGGCGAATTTGAACAAGTCCTTCTGCCACGCTGCTTTCATGATGGACAGCGGGCACACCACCAGCACGCGCTTAATAATACCGAGGGACATCAGGTAGTCAGCCGCCCAGATAACAGAAGCAGTCTTGCCTGTGCCAGCCTCTGAAAAGCAGAACGCTCTCTTACGTAGTGTCAGGAAGGACGATGTGATGCGCTGGTGCTCGAACGGTGTCAGCTTGCCCGTCCACTTATAGTCACGCAGGATGGGCGAGGGTACTTCAATGGCTCCTACACGCACCAATGCCTGCGCTTCGCTAAGCCCCCAGTGCACAGCGACTTCGTGCATACCGTCCTTCGCCCCGAGGTCTTTGGATCGCTCGATCACCTCAGTAACTTTGTGCGGCGTGCGCGTCTTCAGCACCAGAGCTTTGTTGTCGATAATCTGCATTACTTCTTGCTCTTAGTGTGCCCGTTACGCGCACGGTTCTTGCTTGGGGCTTCGAGCTTGTAGCCATCAGCGTTGCTACCACCTTTAGCAAGGGCTTTGTTATGGCTGACGTCCTTACCGCTGCGACGTGGGGACTTCTCCGTGATAGTACCGGTGTCCTTCTTATCCACCGCTCGCCTCGCACGCTGTCGCTCCATGCGGTTATCGTGCTCACCACGCTCTACTTGCTGGGAGTATTCTTTTTTATACGGTCTGGGTTTATTCACATATGGCATAGTATTTTTTCGCCTCCTCTTGCTTAAGTATTTTGGCTAGCTCTAAAACTAAGTCGTGCAGCCCTAGGATATGTACTTCAGCTTCTTTTAGCCAGTATGAGTAGTTGTGCTCGTCCTCGGCCCCCATATCCTCCGCTATACGAGAAAGCTCCATGGCAATAACTTTAGAGTCGCTAAAAATTCCGACCCGATGAAGCAGTGTTTCTTTGCTGTGATTAATCATTTTATCGTCTTCCGTTATATGGTCTGGGTTTGTTTACATACGGCATAGCTCACCTCTTTCGGTTATGGGCACATGAAACCACTGGGCAGAACTTGCACAATGGCCCGCTCACAGGATTCCATACTCCTACCTTTTCTGCAACTACCAAGCGTTCCAGCGCGTCATCGAAGGTAGCCAAGTAAGATGTACGGTTCTTGGCCGTGTGCTCCTTCTTGATGAACTCCCCGCTCACCACGTACAGCAGCCCCGACTTGATCTTGGTGACCCACGGCATATGGGTGAACACCGCCCCGGCCAGCATGTCCAACTGCGTGGGGTCCGCGTACTTGGCGTTCTTCCCGGTCTTGTAGTCAACTAAGTATGCAGTATGACTGTCTACTACGAGCAAGTCGGCAATGCCCCTCCACCATGCATCAGGGTCAGAGAAGTCGGTTGGGTAGTATTTGTTGTCCTCATAGCCTACGCCCAGCTTAAGCTCGCAGTGCTTCTCCCCGGGGATGCGCAACAGCGCGTCGAGGACGGGCACCATATAGCTGTACTCTGGTGGCATCGGCGTGCCATCACGCACGTAGTCCTCAGCGGCTTTGTGTACCAAGTTACCGTAGATACTGGCCTGTCCTCCTTCGTCCTTAACGTCCTTGGCGATCTTGAGGTGGTAGTACTTCTTCGGGCACTGCTCGAAGGTCTTGATGCTGCTGTAGGACCACGCTTGTGACGGCTTACTCATCTTTGGGTACTTCCTTTTTTACTGTGTTGAGTTTCTTCAACCCACTGGCCTGTGCCTTGGCGTAGGACGGAAGCACACTACCTTTTATACCACTCACGCCTATAGGCACTTCGGTTACTTTATTACCTGCGGCTTCCCACTTCGCTACCTCTCCAACCAACCTAGCGCGTAGTAGCTCCCTCTCCTCACTTTTGCTGTCTGTCAGACGTGAGTACTTGCGTGCGTCAATTTGCTTTGGGCTTAGGGTCTTTGGCATCGGTATTCTCGTGGCAGTCTTTGTCATGCGCGCAGTTCAAGCACAGCACGCCCTCTGTGTACACAGGGTTGCGGCAGATGGGGTTCTTGTTAGCAGACCCCCACGTACCTTCTTCGCATTTGCAGATCATTTGTTTTTCTCCAGCGAGGAACCAAATATATGGGGCTTTAGCATAGAGCGGTAAATCATTGTTTCACCGCACCGCTTACATACGTTCGTGGACACAAGCCCCTCCACTTTCATCGTTTGGTAGTCATGGGCAAACGAATGGCAAAGCAGCTTCGCAATGTAGTTCATCTCTTGTTTCCCGGTTTACTTGTTAGTTGGTAAGCATCCGCAACTTGTATGTATCGCGTTGGCATTTTGTCCCATCCGTCGATTACAGTTCTTGGTTCCCCAAGACTCGCGGCAGAGTACCCAATGTCGTAGGCGATTTGCGCGAGTGCCCGTATTTGCATCTCGCAGTGCAGCACGGGGTTGAATGCGTTACGGTTCAACTCCACATCTCCGAAATACAACTTCGCGTATTGTTCTTCCGTCATTTTCCTTCCCCCACAACCGGATCACCGTTGTCATCTATCTGCACAATCGGACGCCCGTGAAACTTGTGCAGGTGCATACCATCCTCAAGCTGCAACTTCCAGTCCGGGGCAATGTGCCAACCCAGTACCACGTAGCGCTTCAGGTCCGCCTCGAAGTATGTCTCGCAAGCTATCTTGAACTTCTCCACCTCGTCATGCGGCGCATCGGGGGGCAGCTTGAACGAACGTGCTATGACCATCGTTGAGACTCTCATTTCCCTTCCCCCTTCTTGAACTTGCCATCCGTACCTCTGTTGTCGTTCTTCTGTGCCTTACGTAGCTCCTCAACCAGCAGGGCTTGCTCTCTTCTTAGTGTATCCACTTCGAGCTTTGCCCGGCGCAGCGCGGCCCACGGGTTCAGCAGTTCGTTCAGGTTCATGCTTGTCTCCTCTGTGTTTAACTCTGTTCCAACCAATAATGTAGTTACGGCTCTTGCCCGCAAGCAGGGTGCGGTCCTCTCGGTCTGGGGTGTCGCTAGGACGTTTCATTCCGCTCTCTCCACAGTCTGTTAACAAAGCTGTATAGGTCAAACGGGGTTATCACCAGAATCATCCGGCCCTCCGAGTCCTCATACAGCGTTTCGTACATGGCGTTCTTCTCCAGTGCGTCCAGAAATTTGGCACAGTCCATAAACGCATAGTCCTCACTCATCACTCATCGCTCCCATCACCGCCTCAAGTATCGCGCTGTCTTTATCAGTCCACTCGTACTTCTCTTCGATCAACAGCAGCACAGTGTGTATCGACTTGTACAAGTCCTTCTTGCCTGCCTTGTCCTCGTGCCGCGTTATGTACTTGATCGCCGTGTGCTGGCACGCGTCCAGCTCGTTCGCCATGCTGTACTGCATAGGCTGAATCTTCATCTTCTTGTAGTGCGATCCGCCTACCTGCTTGTCATATGCTTTCATGCGTCTGTACCCGCGTCACAATTTAGATATACATTAAGTGCCACCTCTGCTTCCGGCCTTGTCTTGTAACTACCGACATACTTTTTACCAGAATAGACTTGGTACCTGCCCCGTCTCTCTATCCATGCTATACGCCCACCAATTGGCACAACATCCTTCAAGTTACTCCATGCTAAATTTTCTTTACTACCGTCAATGTGGCGGACAATGCCTTTGGGGTATTCCCCTGTCATGTATAAAAACGCAAGTCTGTTTAGTTCGTACCACACCCCGTGCAAGCGTATTTGACCCTGCTTTGCCTTTGGACCGCTGACGGTACCGAGGGCGTCTCTGCCGGCAGTAGCAGCCTGAATCCTAGTAAATTGTCCCGTATACTGGTTGTAGTGCATATACTGTTTAAGTTGAAACTTGTTTTTTATTTTTGTCATTGCTATACACTCGCATCGCTTCTCACCTCTCCACTAGCCGCTTGTCGTATGCTTTCATTGTTATTCCTCGGGCAGCAGCGCCCGCAGTTGTTTGATGTGGCCTTGCTGCGGCCACTTCACTGCCGTTTCAGCCTGCATTGTCGTTGCCCTCCATAAATTAGTGGCACATCCGTGTGCCTGTATTGGTTACTTGTCTTTCAGCTTGCTTAGAACGGACTGCACATGCGCGAGATTTAGCGCAGCCTGCGACAGCTTAAGCGCCTCGTCTCCCTTTACCCCTTCCTTGATTTCAGCCAAAACTTTAGCCATTGCATCGTTTACTTCTTTCATGTGGTTTTAACTCACATAGATCGCGGCTTAAAAGGGTGCCGCTTTAACCCTGTACTTCCATCGCTCTCACCTCTCTTAATCATGGCGCGTATAACTCTCGCGGCAGTCTCGCCGGGGTCGTCCATGTTCCAAGCGTTTTGATCCTCGCACGCTCCGCAATACAGGCTCCCGTCAGGCTGGTATTCAACAAAGTCAGTATCAAGCCTTTTGTCACAGCGTTGGCAATTGTCTATGCTCATGCGCGCACCTCTTTCTCAAGTTCGGCCACTGAATTTGCTAACGCAATGAAATCAGGCTTTGCCAGCTCTTTAATTCTCTGTGCTATCCTCCCATCACCCATTTCGTGCGTGAACACAGGGCGCCCCATAAGTTCCTCTACGTACTCATGGAGGGCGTCAAAAGGCCCGCAGAGGATGCCAGTAAATGCACTGATGATTGCTGATTCGCGTCTTGTCATACCCCTTTCTCCTGTTCGTTTGGTTTCATTACTCGCCACCCCCTACTCGCTTCACATACCAACTGCTGCTCGTTTCACCCGCGCCTGTCGGGCAAAACCAGAATGCTAACCCCGCGCCCAAAAGTCCTATAGTCACGGTATAGTAGTTGTAAGGTCTTGGTGGTGTACGTAGCATCCCAAGCCTTGGTAGCTTCGCAATGGCGAACTGCACAAGCTGGAACTCATCCAGTGAAAAATACACTGTAAAAAATATGGTCGCCGCCCCAGTTTTTATTTTGTATGAAGTCTGGTAGTCGTAGTCGCTCCGACTAAGTCTTGGGGCCTGTACTGTTTTCATACACTTACCCTCGGCTTGTAACGGATTTTGTCCAGATCAACGCTGCGGATGTAGGCGTTAAACCTACCCAATACTTCACCTCGCGTGGCCCCAAACCACGTGAGCTTCACGAGACCATCGTCCGACTGGAGCATCCAAAAATGTTCACTTATCTTTTTCAGTACCATCAGTTGCCTCTACCAATCAGGTGTTCTATACGGGCTAATACTGTTTTCCGGTAGTTCGTCTCTAAGATGTCTTGAGAGCGCAAATCGAACAGCATTGCGGACAAGTGTTTTATCTCTGCGACCCTGAGTTCGTCCTTCTGGTGCCGAGTTGCCCATACGTATGCGAAACACCCCATACCTGCGATTAGTACTACTGCTGTAGGCCAGTCCATCAGTTGATCCCCCTTGCAGGTTCTTCGTCCATCGCACGAAAGGTTTCAAGTATCAACGCAGCGGTAGCCATAGCGCGACTACGCTCCATCACAAGGTACTGAGCTATCACCCCATCGGGCGTGGCTGTACCTACTACACTGTGCGGTCGGTTGGTTGTCTTGGTGAGGAACTCGGCCTCTTCGAGTGCGAACTGCACCTCATCAAACACAGTGAAGGACTCGTTGACTATAAGAATGTTGCGGTCGTCGGTCATAGTGCACCTCGTCAGTTAAGTAAAAGGGGCCCGTGACGTGGGCTAGTCGGTGTGCGCCTGTCTATATGCAGGTCACCTAAGTGACCACGAGGGCATAACATCGCACACTGCCGGTGTTTTTCACACGATGCCCACCTCCGGCTGGGGCACGGGGCGCTAGGCACCCCAAGCGGCTAACACTGCCCGTAACGCGGGTCAGCGCCAGCCTCGCAATTCAGTGGTAAATCTGGTGCCCATTGGGGGCGTATCTTCATGCACAGCTCAACGTACTCAAGGCCGCGCTCCTTCTCTACTTCAGGCACCAACGCACAAACTGCGTCATGTACCGTCATCACAACTTTGTACTTCTTGGCAATGCGCAGCAGCTGCTCACCTACAGCAATACGAGCCAGCGCCTGCACTACGTTCTCTACAACTTTACCGCCGTATATCCTGTTTGGTATGACCGCTCGACCCCTCTTGGTGTCGTATACAAACTCAGACCTACCCTCATCGTTCTTGACGCGCCGAAGGTTAGGGTACTTGATGTAAAGCCCGTTAGGCAAGCGAATTCCGCGCTTACCCTCAACAAAAACTACCCCTTTTTTACCGAGCGGTGCAGATTTATCTTCGAGCATCGCATACAACACTGACTGCGCCTGCTCCCACAGCTCCGGTATAGCTTCGTAGGTACTACGGTACACACTGATGATGCGCTTGCACTCAGCAAGGGGAAAATCAACGCCGAAGTTTTTCAGTTGCGTATGGAACTTCTTGTGCCCCATCCCATACCCCGCGCCCAAGATAGTGGTCTTACCTACGAACCGTTCATCCTTGGATATGTCTGCCTCCACCTTGCCGTAGATAGCAGACGCCATGATCTTATACACATCGTCACCACGCTCGAATGCGGCAACGAGATCGTCTTGTCCAGCCCACCACGCCAGCGTGCGCGCCTCAATCTGCGAGGAGTCAGAGTCAACCAGTACATACCCGGGCGGTGCCATCAGTGCGTTCTTCAGCGTCCCACCACGCGGCAAGTTCTGCATGTTCACCGAGTCATCGCCTCCCCAGCGTCCGGTGTGCGCTGCGTAGTACTTCAACGGGATAGGGAGCGACCCACGCTTTGCAATGTTGATGAACCGCTCAGTGCGTGTCTCTTCCAACGTAGACTTCAGCCCCAGCCGAGCCGATACCAGCGACTGCACCAGCACATCTGGATGCTCCAGTAACACCATGAACTCCTCGTCCTGCTTGGAGAAGGCGTAGGTCTCCTTGCCCGTGGTCAGGCTGGTCTTCATTGGTGGTACTACGCTAAGCAGAGTCAGCAGTGCCGCAAATTTCGGGTTGCTCATCAGGTCGTCCTTGTCCACCAGCGCCTTACTCAGCAGCTTCTCCTTCTTCTCCTTGACCCCGATCAAATGGGCTTCCAACAGTGGTGTATCTATCTGCAACACCGGCTCCGAGAACATGCGCACCGTCACGTCAATCAAGCGCAGCTCATCAACCGAGAAGCCCGGCTCCATCAACTTGCAGAACAGCTTATAGGTCAGGGCTGTGTCGTTCTTGCAGTACTCACCATAGGCATCAAGCTCTTCGGGTGTGAAGCCCAGTCGCCGCTTACCCAGCGCGTTGATTACCTCGGTGCCCTTCTTCCCAAGCTTGTAATGCTCCACCAACGCAGCGAGGCTCCCGCCTACTTCTATCGTGTGAATAGCCCTTGCCATAGACAGCGTGTCCACAATGCGCTTGGGTCGCAGGTCGAAGTGCCAGTTAAGTATGGCTAGGTCGAACATAGCGTTGTGCGCTATAGCTATACTGCTGGCCCAGTCGAACTTGCGCAGCCACTCGCTCGTATCTTCCATAGTGCCGGAGAACCACTCAGGCTCACCGTCATTGAGCTGCACCGACACACCGATCACCTCGAACTGCGTGTCACGGAGGTACTCCTCGGTTGTTAGCTTGGAGAGACTGAACTGCTTGTCGTAGTAGGTCTCGAAGTCGATGGTCAGTATGTTCATTTACCCTCCGGCTCGTCCAACAGCTTCTTCATCACCCGCCGTGTGAACCGCTCACGCTCCAACTCACGTAGTTTTTTATTAAGCGCGTTCCTCTCCTCGTCAGTGAAGCTACCACCTATGGCAAGCACTAGGTCTACGGTATGCGTCCAGCGCCCATAGCGTCCGGTCATAGCCTCGCTGTCAAACTCCTGCGGGTGGCTGTCCATGCGGGCCAGCAATATCTCAATACCTTGGTTCATCTAAGTGTGCCTCCAGTTCATGTAAGTTGTCCTCGTTGATAACAAGCGCCGTGCCACCTGCTGCGCGTATCGCCTCTATCTCCCTCTCCTGCAACGCCGTGGGTTTGTTCTTACCAGCCTTGCACTCAACAGCAAGGAACCACCCTCCTCGGCAGCACACTACATCGGGCACACCGGATCGCCCCATCCCAAAGGTAGCGGGGAAGAAGTAGTACACCCCCCGCTCCTTGAGTAGCTTGACCACCTTGGCTTTTACTTTGCCTTCAGGTGTCGTCGCCATCTTCTGCCTCCTGTTGTGTGGGCCCCCTAACATTGTTAGGGGTATTAACGTATGCGCTTAGTACTTCACGTATAGCCTCGGACATATTCGGAGACTGCGAGAAGTACTCGTACACCCCTTGTGGAACGCGGATGTTGATATGCACCCACGTTGGCTCCTTCTGCTTACCTCGCGCCATGTTATTCGCTCTCCCAATAACTGCGCAGCTTCTGCCGCGCTAAGTCAAACTTAGTCCTGTCTGCGGTGTGTGACGCCACTACCAACCCCAACTCAGCTGGCTTGCACCTGCGCTGTCTGCGCGGGGGATTAGTTGTCACTACGTGCACCTGCGTAGCGGTTATATCCTCAACTCGATACTCCACGCCCGCCGTATCTCTGACCAGCGAACCCACATTAACTGAGTACCCTGCACTGTTCTTAAGCTCCATCTTCTGCCTCCAGTAAGTAAAACACCTTGTCGTCATGTCGGTAGCCACAGTCCTTCAGCAGAGTACGCCGCCCTTCCAATAGCTGTAGCATACCCAACTGCCTGCGCCACTCAGTCGGCACCTCGTCTGGCTTGTATATAGCCTGCCTGCTAGTGGGTGCTCTTGGTATATACACACTCCACAGCTCAGGCCCACGGATGAACACCTTGCCTTTGCCTGAGTACCACGCATCCTTCACCTGCTTGTTGAGTAGTGCGATACTTAGTTGCTCAGCCAGCGCCTCGACATCCTTGTCGGGTAACTCCAGTAGCTCAGCTACGGTGTAGAAGTGCTCAGCCATCTGCACCACGCGCATGTCCATAGCGCGGTGGAAGTCGTCAGGGAGCGTTGCTTTCAAGCCCCCCATCACAGTGTCTATGTCTTGTATTACGAACTCATACTCCATCATGTACTCACCACTCGAACTGTTTGATGATGTCGTCCACCTTGCCCTTGAGGTTCTCTCTTGCGACAGGCGATACCTTGAGTGTATCAACTTGCACGCCAGCAATGGAAGCCTCAAGCATACGTCTTGCACGCTCAAGCTCCGGGTCTCGGGTTACGTTGAGGTGCGTAAGCATGGAGCACAACTCCGATGCGTTGGTCACAAAGCTATCGTGCCAGCGTTTGGTCTTGCCCTCGTCAGTCTCAGCCAGCTTGCCCGTCATGCCTTCCAACAGTGTGTGCAGTCTGTCCCACGCCGTGCGCGTTGCGTCCTTAAGTCGCAGGTCGTTCTCCACGTTGAGTGACTGCTTCACCTCCTCCAGCTCGCTGGCCGGGATGTCGAGGTAGAAGTGGCCTGCATCGGGCACCGGGCTGAACGTCAGCTGCCAATCGTACTTACTAATCACCTCGTCCACACCGGGGTAGTCTGCTGCATCGTACATATCCCCGAGGTAGTTGCGCGCCGTCTGCTGCAAGGCATCGTAGTTGTACGCGATGTCGCCACGCATCTGGATGAACTGGTTCTTGTACCCATTCATCTTGGCCTTGTAGTCGAGGAACAAGCTGGTTGGCAGCAGGCGGTTGCCCCTGTCCTCCCATGGCAACGTGAGCCTGTAATTCTCATTTCGACAGTGCTGCGCAAAGTCCACTAGGCCTTTGATCTTCTGCGTACCTGCCATGAGGTTCTTGCGTACCTGCGCTGCCCTGTTGCTGGCGTTGTTGTCTGCCAGTACACGGTCAGTCTGCACCCGGTCGATCTTGTTGGCCGTCCACGTGCTAATGGACAGCTTTACCAGTACTGCGCTTGCTGCAATGCTCATATGTGTATCCTCGTTTAGTTGGTTGTTACTCTACGTCTTCGTCTACGTTCATGTGCCGCACCAGCTGCAGCACTTCAAAGCTATCCGAGCTGCGTTCTTCTACATCAGTAGGGTCTTCACCAAGTCGGATAAACTCCATAAAAGCCCTAGGTGCGTCAGTGTCTTTTCCATTTCCGAACATATCCTCGAACTCGACTAACGCATTGTTGAAAGCAATCACCTCTGGGAAGTTGTCGTACCACTTAACGTCATCAATCTCGAACAAGATGAACCTAGACCCACTCCGCTTCGCTATGCGGTAGGGCCAAAAGTCTTGCGTCCTCATGATGTGCTCGTCCACCCACAGTTTGATAAGCGCAAAGTCCTCGTTTTTCTGCGGGTAGAACGCCGCTTTGATGCTACTTCTGTACCCCATGTGCTTCTCCTTACTTCAGTCTGTTGGCCCAGAACTCAGCGGCCTGTTGTTGGTTCAGTGTCACCCCAAGCACGGTACTCGTTACCTGTACAAGGATGTCTAGTGCTGCCATTGCTTCCTCCATCGCGTGAGTGGATGGCGTGTACTCCTGCTGCACCAACGGCAACGCCAGCTGCTCTACTTGAACAACTGCGACCTCTTGCTTCGCAGCTTTCCTCGCTGCGCGTGCAACGTCTCTTGCTATGCGCATCTTCTCCAGCCGTACAGCTCGCTCCTCTGGTGCCATAGTGCTCCACAGGGACTTCATGTTCTGACTGCATACAGTTTTGAACGTCTTGTTTTTGCGACCGTCTTTCATACGTGTATCCTCGTTTAGTTTTTAGGTTTGCCTGCCAACTTGTACATCTGATACTGCCCTTCTGTAATAACGTCCAGCGAGAACTTGAACTCCGATGGGTTGATCTCGTACACATGCGTGGAGTAGTAAGCCTCTACGCCATCCACAGCGCGGTTCCACTTCTGCTCACACTCCTCTCCGTAACGGAACGCAAGCTCCATGATCTCCTCGGCGGTCTCCATTGGCACCACCAAGCTACGCCCACCTATGTTCATCTTCACTTTCATACTCAGTCCTCCACACGAATAGTCTTACCCACACTCGCCGTTGCCTTGCCCGTAATGAGCCACAGCACCGGCACCGTCCACTGCCCCCAACCCGGCACCTCGCCATCAGTCAGCACCACAGCTGCATCCAGCTTGATGCCCTTCTCCTTAAGCCACGGGGAGATACACGCGGGGTCAGTACCCCCACCCCCACGCGGCTGCGTTGCCTTGAGCCAGCCACCTACCGATGTCGGCGTGTACGTCTCATGTGCGCACACAGCACCATCCCAGTAGATCAAGTGCAGCGTGTCGATACCCAACTGCTTGGTCAGCCCATCAATCTCGCTCATCACACGCTTGAACGGCGTAGGGCTACCACAGAACATCGAGCCTGACGCATCCACGCATACACCGAGCGACTTGATCTGCTTGCCTTGCATGGTGGGCATGATGATGCCTTGGTGCAGGAAGCGCCTGTTGGGCCTACGCCATGTGCTCTGCTCCATCTTGCGGCATGTGCTACGCACGAAGTCACGCAGCTGCGCACGCCAGTCCACCTTGGGCTTAAGCAGATCATCGAAGCCCAACTCTGCACCTGCCGAGTCTGCGCCGTACTTCTTGGCAAGCATCTGGCCCTCACGGATAGCACGCTCAACTTCCTCGCGCATCTTCTCCTGCTCCTCCTTGGGTATGGAGTCACCACCTTCCCAGTCGTGGTCATCGAAGCCGCTCGGGCCTTCGCCTTCACCACCCTCCCCGCGCTCCTTCTGTTCTTCTTTCAGTGCCCTAAATATCTCAACCACAGTCATGCCGTCATACTTGTAGTCAAGTAAGCCGAAGTAATCCCCCAGCCCCTTACCTTCTGCATCAAGCGCAGCCCGCTGCTTGGGTGTGAGCAGTGCCAGCAGTGCCTCGGTGTAGCGTGGCATCTCGAGCAGGTTGCAGGTCTTGCTCAGCTTGTCCAGCTTCAGGTTGATCCAATAGTCAGTCGCCATGTTGGCTCGCCATGCATCCTCCTCCCACAGCTTGCGATAGATACTGATGTGCCTGCACAGCTTGTGGTAAGTCTCATGCAATATCACAAACCCGAGGGGCTTCTCCTCCAATGCGCGCACGAAGGCACGCCCGTATCTCTCGTTCACACCGTCAGTACACGCTGTCGGGAAGTCATCCACGATGTACTGCTTGCCGAGCCGCATCACCGGCCCTACCGCCATGAAGGTTGCATCACGCATGATGGAGATGCGCACCCGCTTGTACTTGCGTTCTACTTTGTCCAGCTCAACCGCTGCGTTCATGTTTTGTTCCTCGTAGTTGTGGTTACAGCAAGTCCTGATTCTTGGTGACCCAATCAGCAAACGCCTTGCAGTTGTATCCGAAGCTAGCCTTGGTCTTGTTGCGCACCAGCGTCACGTTGAAGATAGTCTGCCACTCGACATCTGCACGCCCGAAGTACTTGAGCAGCGCCGTGACCTCGTCTCTATGCTTGATCCTCTCGATGGCACCAAAGACAAGAACGCTAAGCGCACCCGGCTCCTCGGGCACCTTGGTCGTATCAGGATGCTTGATGATCTGCTCGTACGGCGGCAGTGAGTCCTGATGTGCAATGAAGGCAGCCAAGCTACCCGCAGCTGCGGCACCGATCGTACCCACAAGCGCAGCCTGCAATGCCCCCGCATCGAAGTTCTCACGTGCCCTAACAATGTTAGACCCAAGCTCCAGCGTACGCGGCGTGACTACAGCACCTTGCACCTTGTTCGGATGGAAGATGTAGGGGTTGCCGTCTTGGTCACCGTCACGGTATGAAGCAAGCGCATGGGGGTTGCGGTACACCCACGCCATCACAGCCGGGTCGATGCCAGCGCCCGAGGCCCACTGCAACCATTGGTCGGAGTCAGGCTTACCGACCTCTACCTCGGTTACGCGCATCTTGCTATGTGCAAGCAAGGAGTCACCCACGCCGTCACTGTCTAAGTTACCAGTCAGGAACACGATGCTACCTGCGGGCAGACTCACATCACCCAAGCGCGGGTTATGCACTTCGAGTAGTGGGTGCAGCATGTTCTTCACCGGGTCAGCGGCCTTGGTGAACTCGTCCAGCATGATGATGACTGGCTCGCCGTGTTGCAGCTGAAAGCGCCCGTTGGGGTAGTACTTGGTTGTCCTACTCTCATGGTCGATCACCGGCATTGCTATGTCACCCAAGTCCATGTTGGGGCAGTCGATGTATGCTGCGCGATATCCTGTCTTGGCTTGAAGCTCCTTGATGATGCTCGACTTGCCGATGCCCGGCTCGCCACGCAGGAAGTATCTGTTGCCCGGGCAAGCAAGGATAAGGCTCGCTGCCTGTGCCAGAGTTACGGTGTAACGCTCAGTTGCGATTGATTGTGCGGTCATGCTTGTATCCTCGTTGGTTGAATGTAGGAAACCCTACATTGGTTTAGGTACTGCTTTTACTACTTAACTCCCCGTTACATCCCCTTCCCTACAGCAAAGATGCTGTCACCCAATGCGAACAGTACGAACACTGCACATGCAATGCCCGCCGCTAACGCCATACTGACTAACAATGTTAGGGCTATCAGTTTCCAGTTGCTCATCTCACACCTCCCGGTTGTACCTATAGTTTGCATCTTTCTTATGCACACCTAGTGGTAGCGTCTCACGCACGAGCACTTCGCTTGCATATGCCTTCTTCACCATGTGGGTCAGCTGGGCATCGAGTCGCTTCTTGTCACACACCCACAGGGAGTCCCCGCGCCTCCAGTACCCCGCTTGGTAGTCGAAGCTCTGGCGGTACGAGCCTGCTGACAGCAAGAGTCTCGGGTATGCCCACGCCCACTGATCTATGTCCTCACCCCGCATACAGTTGAGCAAGTCCCCCTCATCTATCCAACGGTGGCCCTCCTTCTCAGGCCTGTCCCACTGCGTCAGCTTGCCCAGACCTACGGCATACTGCATGAAGGCAGCGTACTGCTTCTTCACCTCGCGCATAGCAACGCGGTTGACAAGTGTGACCTTGAACGGCTCGGGGTCTATTGGCTTGTAACCCGTGGCTGTCTCGTCATACTTAAGCCACAGCCCATCCTTGCCGCACTTGTACTCACCGCCATTGATGCGCACCACGAGGCAGTCTCGCTGCTTGTCCATCCGCACACCTGAGACAGGTGCTACACGGTTGATGAATGTGCAGGTGCTTTGCGATATGTAGCCGCCGTGTGCAAGATGTAGCGTCCCGTCCTCGTAGTAAGTCACACACGCCGTGCTGTACAGCACGCACGCCAACCCTGCTGCACCTGCTCCGTTGCGCTTGGCTACCTCTATGCGCTGGTGATGCTTGCGCCTGTCACCTAGTGGCCTAACATTGTTAGTACCCCTGATCGGCACGATGCTGTCGTACTGCACTTTCGCCCGCGCATAGCTACGCAGTAGTGGTAGGTCACGTCCGTCTATTCCAAAGCCCATGTTGTTGCTCCTCTTGGTTAGTTAGTTTCGGTTTACCGAATCTCGCGTTGTTTTGTTCTACTCATCACACTTCCTCCACGGAGGCGCGCATGTGGGGCAGTACCCCCAACCCCCGCCGTCAACCAACTCAACCGCGCACTCTATACAACGGTCTTTTTCTTCGACTACCTCGCGCTCTTGCACCTCGCAGTTGTATTCGCAACCTCGCATCTCCTGTACCGAGTCAATCACAGCCTCACCGGCTGCACCTCGGGTGGCGTAGACACCTGCTAACTCCAGCGAGCCTCCGTATTTACTTTCGAGCAGTACATATACTTTCATCACGTTGTCCTCTTGGGGTTGAGTTGTGCCAGCACTGCTCTGTCGGTTATCAGGATGTAGTTGCTCTTGTTCATCGGCGCTATGCACCACCCGGCTCGCACGTTGACTGCATGCTCCTCGCCGCATGGGTGGCAGGTGTAGTACCCAAGCTTCCAGCGCTCCTTGCTGTAGGTGTCGCCGCAGTCGCTGCACACTGCTGTGCTGTTGTCGTTCATGGTTAGTGCCCCGCCTTGATAAGCTCTTTTGCAAGAGTGAGTGCTTTCTGGTATGCCGTGTCGGCCTCCTCTTGTCTGCCAACCATCAGCATCATGCCCATGAATTGCAGTTGGAACAGCAGCTGCTCTGCTAGTGTCTTGTCGTTGCTCATCTCGTTGCTCCTCGTTGTTGGGCCTAACATTGTTAGGGGGGTTGGCACTGGGTAGATCGCGTTCTGTACAGATATAACTCCATTTTGTATATTATACTCTAAAAAGCTGAATGGATCAAGTGTTCTGTGAGGTCGGTTTGCAGAATACGGAAAAAGCTTACGGTGTAGTACAACGTAAGGAAGTGAATCAGTATATCAGACTACAACGTAAGGAATAGGGTTCGAGGTGGAGGCAGGAGTGCGCGTAAGAGAATTTGCGTAATAGTGTAAGAAAAAGAGGGCAAAATCTACGCGTTTTCTTACGTCGTTTTCGGTTGCAAGTTGTTGATTTACTTATGTAAAAATGTGTAATGTTAGAATGTCATCTTTTTAAGATAAAAGTATATAACCCCCCTGCGAGACTTTACACTGTATATATTGACAGTGCTAAGTTGCACAACTTGACACGTAAGGTTTCATACCCTTTTTTTTGTCTTACATTCTAACATTACCAATTCCTCAGCCAAATCAACAACTTAGCGCGTAAGAACCCGTTTTTAGCTTCCTAACTTTCTTACGCCTAGGTGAGAACGATTCGCAAACTTCGCGTAAGTCCTTGATTTGCACTATGTAAAAGGGGTGTGTGGGTCGTCATTGTCAAGCCCTAACATTGTTAGGCCTCGTTGCGCAGTCCTACCACGGGTGAAGTCACTGGTCTCTGCACACCATGCAGCACCGAAACCCACTCACCTGCGAAGTCACTGGTCTCTGCGCGCGGGCTGCATGGCGCAAGGCCTAACAATGTTAGGGCGAGTACAACGTAAGGAAATCGCAGGCACAAAAAAGCCCGGCACAATGGCCGGGCTGGAAGGGGTAACAATGTTAGGGGTGGGTTACTTGGCGGGCATTTGGTCAAGCAGGTGCGCAATCTTGCGGGCGTGGTACGCGATGGAGTCGAGGTTCTCAGCGGTGGGCGGCGTGGCAAAGTACCTACCAATGTATGCGGCATGCTGCGCAATGTGCTGCGCAGACTCAATGCGCGCCTGAGATACAGGAAGCTCCATGTAGTACTTGATGCTTACAATCGGTTCCCCGGTATCATCCCGGCGCACAGTTACTTGCAAGCAGGTTTGCACACTGGGGTGGGTAGATACTTCAACCTGCGCCAAGTGGCCATCAAAGCAAACCATGAAACGGTCGATGCCATAGTCGGCAAACCATGCGGCAACGGTGGAAAGATCAACGGTAGCGCCTTCGACTGTAACAAGGTTATAGCTGCTATCGTATACAGGTTGGTTAAGTGTAAACATGGGTATAACTCCAATGGGGTAACAATGTTAGGGGTAAAGGAAAGGGGCCATCCGTGGCCCCGGTGTGGTTACTTCACCAGATCATTCAGGTTGGCGCCAAGTGCCAGCAGCGCCTGTTCAATGTGCTTGGTTGCGGCGCGGATTTCATCCGTGATCTCGCTAGCATACTTTTCGTTGAAGCGGGCTTTGTACAGTTTGCCCAACTCCTCAAGCATACGGCCTTTGATGGGACGGGCCTTGTCTCCGGCGCCTTCACCCTCAGCGCCTTCACCCTCAGCGCCTTCAATTTCGGTGGTGGTTTCAGGTGCAAGGCCGGATTCAGCATAGGCAAGTTCGCGGAGGCGCTTGCGGTATACGCTAACATTCTTGCACTTATTGTTTACCAGTCCCTCGCGAAACAAGGCCCATTCAGCATGAATGGCGGTAAACTCTGAACCTTTAGCATTACCGTCCACGTTAAACCAATACTTACCATCAAAGGTTGGCAGGATGCCGAACAGTTCGTTGCATGCAGCTGCATACTTGCGGAGCGCGCCATACTGATTCGCCGCCTCATTGATTGCCGCCTCACGCGTGGCCATAAGGATGGTGCTAAGTGCAACGGCGGCCTGTTCTGCTGCTACTACTTTCTTATCTGCTTTCATGTGCTTACCCTTAGTTAGTTGCTGGATGCCATCGACTTGATGACGTAACCACTATAGCACATATCGTAATTCAATATGCGCTTTGGTAGATTCCGCCATAACAATGTTAGGGGGGCGCTTACCCCACCCATACCCCACCCCCCTTTGCCCAGACAAAAGCCCCCCCGCCATCTATCATACTATCCCACTCACACCACCCCACCCCCCAAGTTAACTTTACAAAGCCAAGCCTCTTGTAGCTACAACGCAACCCCCCTCCCCCCACTAACTCACTTTTTTCCACCAGACCCCACCCCCCTCAACTCAGCAAACACCCCCCGTCAAGGGACCCGCGCTTGCAAAGCCCCCCACCCCCCATATACACTGCGCGCCATCAGTACCCAGTACTTGCGCATATGACTGTAAGCATCACACCCACCAAGGACCATCCGGTCCCGTACGACCTCTCTGCTGAAACAGTGGACACACTGCTTGACGAGATGACTCTTGCTGCCAATACGGCGGAGCTGCAGAACGCACTCGGTGCACCCCTTACGCTTGGTCCTGAAGACACTGCCCGCGAGCAAGCCCTGCTTAAAGAAGTGGTTGAGAAGGGCAAAACCAAGAATCTTACACAGCCCAACACGGCCTTTGCTGCCGGGGCCTTCCTGCGTACGTACGGTGCGCAACTTGCCCTTGATGTAGCCGCTGCTAGGGCTGCCATTACCAACAAGCTGATGGAGCTTGCCAACTGCGGGGACCCCAAGTACGAGCTTAAGGCGCTTGAGCTGCTCGGTAAGCACAAAGACATCAGCCTGTTTACCGACCGTAGTGAGATTACGATCAACTATAAGGACCCGGCTCATCTCGAAAATGAGATAAAAGAGCGTGTGAAGCGGTTGATGAATGCCAGCGTGGTGGAGACCGTGCCTAACGGGGCGGCGCTGGATGAGGAGCTTGGAGTGTTCGAGCACCCCAACGAGTCCCTGTACCAGCTTAAGGAAGAACTCGACATCCCTGCGGTGTCAGAGGACGACGTTGATGACGTCTGAGCGACTAAACGACATATCGCTAAAAGACATCCCGAGCATCCTCTCGTTACTCTCCGTGCCTGAGCAGGAGCTGTTACTAGCCCAGTTGACCAAGCTGGAAGCCTTGAAACACAAGGGGCAGTGCAAAGATCGGTTCCTCACCTTCGTCAAGCACGTCTGGCCTACGTTTATACACGGTAGGCACCACGCCATCATGGCAAATGCCTTCGAGCGGGTGGCCAGAGGAGAGCTGAAACGCCTCATTATCAACATGCCACCCCGGCATACCAAGTCAGAATTTGCCTCCTACATCCTGCCTGCGTGGTTTTTGGGGCAATTTCCGCACAAAAAGGTCATCCAGTCGTCCAACACGGCAGAGCTGGCACAGACGTTCGGTCGAAAAGTAAGAAACTTGGTGGATTCCGAGGCTTACAAGGAGATTTTCCCTGAGTTGGTGCTGTCCGCAGACTCCAAGGCTGCTGGGCGATGGGATACCAACAAGCAAGGTACCTACTTTGCCATCGGTGTAGGCGGTACGATGACCGGTCGCGGTGCCGACCTCATGATAATCGACGATCCGCACTCGGAAGCGGAGGCTGTGGCTGCTGAGACTAACCCAGAGGTCTACGATAAGGTGTATGAGTGGTACACCTCAGGTCCAAGGCAGCGTCTGCAGCCGGGCGGGGCCATAGTCGTGGTCATGACCCGATGGAGTCAGCGGGACTTAACAGCCCAAGTGCTTAAAGCAGAGGCCCAGAGGGGTGGGGATACGTGGGAAGTCATTGAATTTCCGGCGATTTTGCCCTCTGGCAACGCGTTGTGGCCCGAGTTTTGGACCCTCGACGACATGCAGAAGCTCAAGGAGACCCTGTCTAATGCCAAGTGGACGGCCCAGTATCAGCAGAATCCCACCTCGGATGCCTCCGCTATTATCAAGCGCGAGTGGTGGAAGCAGTGGGAGGAAGAGGACCCGCCGGACTGTGACTACATCCTGCAGGCATGGGATACGGCGTTTGAGGCCAACAACCGGGCTGACTTCTCGGCGTGTACTACGTGGGGGGTGTTCTACCAGAACAACGACAAGGGTGAGAAACAAGCCAACCTCATCCTGCTCAACGCCATCAAGGAGCGAGCAGAGTTCCCTACACTTAAGCGGCTGGTAGTAGAGCAGTACGACGCCTACAAGCCCGACTCGCTCATCGTGGAGAAGAAAGCTTCCGGTGCCCCCCTTATTTACGAACTGCGGGCCATGGGTATACCGGCACAGGACTACACACCGGTGCGTGGTACGACAAACAACCCCAACAACAAGATGGCCCGACTCAACGCAGTATCAGACCTATTTGCATCTGGTATAGTATGGGCACCAAATACCTCGTGGGCGGAGGCGGTCATCGACGAGGTGGCGAGCTTTCCGGCTGGTGAGCACGATGACTATGTGGATACGTGCATTATGGCGTTGCTGCGGTTCAGGCAGGGAGGGTTCCTCCGGTTGCCCAGTGACGAGCCCGAAGAGCAGCGCTACTACAAACGGCGGAGAGAAGGTTACTACTGATGAGCGCGGTTGAGTGGCTGCAGCAGCATGTGCCGGGCTTAACCCTAGAGGTGAGACAGATGGCTAAAGCACGCTTGGAAGTGTGCAAGCAGTGTCCGAGGCTCATCCAGCTCACTGGTCAGTGCAAAGAATGCGGCTGCATAATGCCGGTAAAAGTGTTTCGTAAAAGTGCAGGCTGCCCACTGGGTAAGTGGGTCCCAACGGAGTAATTATGGCAATTGAAAAAGGTCTGTACGCCGCCCCCATGGGGCTGGAAAGCGAGCCCGGTGAGGCGCTCGAAATTGATATCGTGAACCCTGAGATGGTCACGTTGGCTGACGGTAGCGTGGAGATCACGATAATGCCGGAGCTTGAGTTGGATGAGGCCGCCGGTGCGCCGTTCGATGCCAACCTCGCTGAGTACCTCGATGAGGGCGTGATGAGTGGCTTGGCCGACGACCTGATTGGGCTCATCGACGCCGATCGCAACAGCCGGAAAGACTGGGCGGATACGTTCGTCAAGGGTCTTGAGGTGCTGGGCTTCCGCTATGAGGAGCGTAGTGATCCGTGGCAGGGCGCATGTGGCGTGTACAGCACCGTGCTGGCTGAGGCGGCTATCAGGTTCCAAGCTGAGACCATGAGCGAGACGTTTCCCGCCGCAGGTCCGGTGAAGACCAAGATTCTGGGCGAAGCCACCCGGGAGAAGGAGGATGCAGCGCTACGTGTCAAAGGTGACATGAACTACGAGCTCACCGACGTCATGGTGGAGTACCGCCCCGAGCATGAGCGCATGCTGTACACCCTCGGCCTTGCTGGTTCGGCGTTTAAGAAGATTTACTACGACCCCGCCATTGGGCGCCAAGTGGCACTCTTTATCCCGCCGGAAGACGTGATCGTGCCTTACGGTGCGTCCCACATTGAGACTGCGGAACGTGTGACTCACGTGATGCGCAAGACCAAGAACGAGATCAAGAAGCTCCAGCAGTCGGGCTTCTACATCGACGTAGACCTTGGTGAGCCGACGCCGTATCACTCCGACATTGAGGAGAAGAAGGCTGAGGAGGGTGGTTACACCCTGACCGACGACGATCGCTATACCTTGTACGAGGTGCATGCCGAGCTCGTGATAGAGGGCTTGGATGAGGAAGAAGACGACGAGATCGCCAAACCTTACGTGGTGACGATCGACCGGGGTACGAGCAAGGTGCTGGCGATACGCCGCAACTGGAACCCTGATGACGCTTTGATGTTAAAGCGCCAGTACTTCGTGCACTACGTGTATGTGCCGGGGTTTGGCTTTTACGGACTTGGTCTGATCCACATCGTGGGTGGCTACGCCCGTGCAGGCACTTCGCTGATCCGTCAATTAGTTGACGCAGGTACGCTGGCTAACTTGCCCGGGGGCCTCAAGACTCGTGGCTTGCGCATCAAGGGTGACGACACCCCCATCCCGCCGGGCGAGTTCCGCGACGTGGACGTGGCCAGTGGGTCGATCCGCGACAATATCATGACGCTGCCTTACAAGGAGCCGAGCCAGACCCTGCTGGCGTTGTTGAATCAGATCACCGAGGAAGGTCGCAGGCTCGGCGCCATCAGCGATATGAAAATCAGTGATATGAGCGCCAACGCGCCAGTGGGGACCACACTTGCCCTGCTGGAACGCACGCTGAAACCGATGGCGGCTGTGCAGGCCCGGGTGCATTACGCGATGAAGCAGGAGTTCAAACTCTTGCGCTCTATCATTGCTGAGTACGCTCCGACTGAGTACCTCTATGTACCTGAGCGCGGGGAAGCCCGTGCAAGGCAGGAGGACTATGCGATGGTCGAGGTCATTCCCGTCAGCGACCCCAACAGCAGCACCATGGCGCAGCGTGTAGTGCAGTACCAAGCTGTGCTGCAAATGGCCCAGAACGCCCCGCAGATATACGACCTGCCGCAGCTGCATCGCCAGATGATCGAGGTGTTGGGCATCAAGAACGCCGACAAGCTCGTCCCGACCAAGGACGACATCAAACCCTCCGATCCGGTCAGCGAGAACATGGCAGCGCTGGTGGGCAAACCCATCAAGGCGTTTATGTATCAGGATCACGACGCCCACATTGCGACTCACCAAGCGTTCATGCAGGACCCGCAGATCGCGGCGTTCATCGGACAGAATCCGGCGGCGCAGCAGATTATGTCAGCCCTCAGCGCCCACATTGCCGAGCATATGGCCTTCGCCTACCGCAAGCAGATAGAAGAAAAGCTGGGTGTGTCGCTGGCCGAGCCGGGCAAAGAGATGCCGGAGGAAGCCGAAGTACTGCTGTCGCAGGTTATGTCGCAGGCGGGTATGCAGCTTACGCAGCAGAAGCAGGCTATGGCAGCGCAACAGGCGGCCCAGCAGCAACAGCAGGACCCGGTCATTCAGATGCAGCAGCAGGAGCTTCAGCTCAAGGGCGCCGAGCTCCAACGCAAAGCAGCAAAAGATGCAGCCGACAACGCCTTGGCACAGGAGAAAGTGGACGTCGAGCGTCAGCGCATCGCCGCACAGACCGCCAGCGAGGCTGCGCGCATTCAGTCTCAACAACAGCAGGCTGCGCAGAAGTTGCAGCTTGAAACAGCGAAAGAGCTTCTCGGCATGGCCAAGGAGCAAACGAAGGAGAGAGCAAGTGGTCAAACAGTTCAGTCAGAACAGCCTCAGCGACCAGCTGGCCCACAAGGCTAAGAAGGGGACGAGCATCGGTGACGGTGCCGTTAAACGTAGCTCTATGAATAAGGCGCAAAAGCGCTCCCACAAAGCCTACAGAGGTCAGGGTCGATAACATGGCTAAAACCGTCTTTGACGTGCTGGAAGAAAAGCTGGCTGCAGCGCAGCGGGCCTCAGAAGAATCCCTGACCGAAGGAGCCGCCAAAAGCTTCGACGAGTACAGGCATACGTGCGGAGTCATTCGAGGTCTAGCGACCGCACGGCGAGAAGTATCAGACCTTGCGCGACACTATCGAGAGAATGACGATGACTGAAGTAGCGGAGAAAACCCCAGCTATGGTTGAGCTGGAGCAGAAGCGAGCTGCGCTGTATGCAGAGCAGGAGAGAGCCTTGGCGGAGCTGGAAGCAGCTATCCCCACCCCCACCGGATACCACCTGCTGATCGCACTCCCTGAAGTTGAGGAGGAGTTCGATGGCGGTATCTTAAAAGCTACAAAGACCATGCGGGAGGAGTTGATTCTGTCGTCGATAGGTCTTGTGTTGGACATGGGTGACCAAGCCTACGCGGACCAGACCCGGTTCCCGACGGGCCCTTGGTGCAAAACTGGGGACTACGTGATGTTCCGTCCAAACAGTGGCACAAGATTCCGCATTGGTGCTACTGAGTATCGACTGCTCAACGACGACTCCGTGCAGGCCATCGTCCCCAACCCCCGTGCTATTGCACGTGCTATCTGAGGAGTAACAGCGTATGCCCAGACAAGAAGTGACATTCGAGTTCCCCCACGAGGCAGAAGACTCAAGCAAGCAAGAGCAGATGGAGGAGCTCAAGATTGAGCTTGAGCCGCCAAAAGGCCGCAATGAAGTAACCAAGAAGCCAGAAAAGCCCGGTGTAGAGACCGACGAGTTTGAGATCGAGATAGCAGACGATACGCCGCCTAAGGATCGCAACCGTAAGAAATCTGACCCTCCGGCGGAAGTTTCTGACGACGAGCTTGCGGAGTATTCCGACAAGGTTAAGAAGCGCCTTCAGCACTTCAGCAAGGGCTACCACGACGAACGCCGGGCCAAAGAACAGGCTTTGCGTGAACGGCAGGAGTTGGAAGCCTACGCTCGCAAGCTGGTGGAGGAAAACAAACAGCTCCAGAATACGACTGACCGTAGCCATAACACGCTCATTGAGCAGGCTAAGCAGCAGGTTACGTTAGAGCTTGATGCCGCCAAGAAACGCTACAAAGAAGCGTATGAAGCTGGCGACGCTGACCAACTGTTGGCGGCGCAGGAAGCCTTAACCTCGGCTAAGATCAGGGGCGACAAGGTGGCTGGGCTAAAACCCAAGTCTTTACAAGAAAGAGAAACTCCTGTACAACAGGCTCCAACGGCTCCTGTTCGACCCACGCAAGCTCCCACAGTGGATGAACGTGCAGAGAACTGGAGACAAGAAAATTCGTGGTTTGGTGCAGATGACGAGATGACCGCATCAGCACTGGGATACCACAGCAAGCTAGTGAAAGAGGGTGTAGACCCTCGATCAGACGAATACTACGAGAAGATTAACTCTCGTATGCGCAAATTGTTCCCGGAGTCGTTTGACGATGACGATGGGGAAGAGCATGAACCGCCCAAGGCTAAGGCCAAGGCACCTAATGTGGTTGCACCCGCTACGCGGAGCACGGCCCCTAGAAAGGTCACTTTAACGCAAACACAGGTCGCCATAGCCAAACGGCTGGGAGTGCCGCTCGAACTATACGCCAAACAGGTTGCTGAACTGAGGAATACGAAATGACTGCGAACAGACTGAGCCGTGAACTGGAGTCCCGGGAAACGACCACCCGCACGAAATCGTGGGTACGTCCCGAGCTTCTTCCGTCACCTACTCCAGAACCGGGGTATGTGTATCACTGGGTGCGCCTTAGCACTCGTGGGGCAGCTGATCCTACTAACGTATCCTCGAAACTGCGTGAGGGTTGGGAACCCGTAAAAGCCACGGATCACCCCGAGATTGTGCTGGTAGGCGTCGAAAGCGAGCGCTTCAAGGACAACATCGTTATGGGTGGGCTGATGCTTTGCAAAGCCCCAGTTGAGATGGTTGACGAGCGGAATGAGTATTACCGCAATATGGCTAAGAGCCAGATGACGTCAGTAAACAACAACTTTATGCGCGAGAATGACCCTCGGATGCCGCTTTTTAACGAGCAGTCAACCAAGGTAACTTTCGGAAAACGTTAACTTTTTAGGAGCTAAAAATGGCTACCACCGCATCACCTTACGGGCTTCGCCCCGTTAAGCGCGTGGACGGCATGCCCTACGCGGGTGCCACTTCCACGTACTTGATCGACCCGGCTGGCTACTCTACCAACATCTTCTTCGGAAGTGTTGTGTACATAAACGCCAGCGGTTATATCAACATTGTTACCGGTACCGGCGCTGACGCCACTACCAATGACTGGCCGACTGGTTCTACCAGCGTAACCGGTGGTCTTGGTGTGTTCGTTGGTTGCAACTACGTTAACGCTCAGGGTCAGCTGATCTTCAGTCAGTACTACCCCTCGGGCACCACTGGCGTAGTGCAGGCGCTTGTTGTAGACGACCCGATGGTGCTTTTCCAAGCCCAGCTGGACGGCACTGCAACTCAGGCTGTCATTGGCGCGAATACGTTCTTCGCTGCTGCCCAGAGCACTTCTACTGGCAGCACTTCGACCGGCAATTCCACCAGTGCGCTTGACGCAACTGTAGTTACTGTCCCCGCCGCCTTCCGCATCCTCGGTTTTGCTTCGCCCATCAGCGACGCTTATCCCGATGTACTGGTGAAAATCAACCTCGGCTTCCACAGCATGACTGTGAACACCGGTATTTAAGGAGAACTGAGACATGGCTATTTCACGCGCTCAACTCCTCAAGGAACTGCTCCCGGGCCTCAACGCCCTGTTCGGCCTTGAGTACGCTACATATCGTGAAGAACACAAAGAGATTTTCGAGACTGAAACCTCCGAGCGTTCCTTCGAAGAAGAAACCAAGTTGTCCGGCTTTGGCGCCGCCCCCGTGAAAAACGAGGGTTCTGCCATGGTTTACGACAACGCTCAGGAAGCTTGGACGGCGCGCTATACGCACCAGACCATCGCTATGGGCTTCTCCCTGACCGAAGAGGCCATGGAAGACAACCTGTACGACAGTCTGTCGGCTCGCTACACCAAGGCACTGGCCCGTGGTATGGCTTATACCAAACAGGTCAAGGCTGCAGCTATCCTGAACCAAGGCTTCACCGGCTCGGGCAACCCGACCTATGGTGACGGTCAGGTTCTGTTCTCCACTGCGCACCCGCTGGTGTCCGGTGGTACCAACAGCAACCGCCCGACCACTGGCGCTGACCTTAACGAGACTTCCTTGGAAGCCGCCGTTATTCAGATCGCTGGCTGGACGGATGAACGTGGCCTGCTGATTGCAGCCCAGCCCCGCAAGATGATCGTGCCTCCGTCGCTGATGTTCGTTGCTACCCGCCTGCTTGAAACTGAGCTGCGTGTTGGCACCGCCGACAACGACTTGAACGCGCTCAAGTCAAACGGTTCCATCCCCGAAGGTTATACAGTCAACCACTACCTGACTGATAACAACGCTTGGTTCCTGACGACTGACGTGCCCAACGGTCTGAAGCACTTCGTTCGTACCCCGATGCAGACTGGGATGGACGCGGACTTCGATACGGGCAACGCTCGTTACAAGGCACGAGAAAGATACAGTTTCGGAGTTTCTGATTCTCTGGGTATCTTCGGCTCCCCCGGCGCAAACTAAATACAGCACGATGCTTAAGGGCCCTTCGGGGCCCTTTTTTATGTCCGTTGACGTAGCTGCAACACCCTGATATAAAGACCACAACCCCGGAACAACCCGGGAAGCAGACGGCTCCGGGCCGACGTCATGCAGACTGCTTCCCCAAACTCGCATGAGAGGAATTTGCAATGTCGAATACTACATTTTCGGGTCCCGTCCGGTCTCAGAACGGCTTCCAGAACATCTCGGTCAACTCCACTACCGGCGCTGTTACTGTACTGAACAACGCAGGTCTGGCTCCCGTAGCCCTGCCTAACGAGAACGTCACTATCACTACTGCCGCTAACTCTGGCGTATTGAACATCGTTGCTGACGTTTCGGCTGATCGCACTTACACCCTTCCGACCCCGGTCGCGGGCTCTTCGTTCAACTTCATTTACGGCGGTGGCGCAGCTGATGGCCACGACGCTATCTTTACCACTGGTTCTGACCTGCTGTTTTTCGTAGGCGGAGTAACCTTCTTCGATACCGACACTACCGCGCAACCGGCGATGGTGTTTTCCGATGGTAACTCCAACAGCAAGCTGCAGGTTAACTTGCCCGCTGCCATGAACATCACGTTTGTTGGTACGAGCGCAACGACCTATCAGGTGTTTGGCACCGTCGTTAGCACAACCGCACCGACCTTTGCTGACCAGTAAGGTCCACTTGAGGAGGTAGGTTATGCAGGGTGATATCTGGGCTATTACGCCCTCTACAAGTGCTACACTGCTCAGAACCGCTGCAAGTATCGCGGCTGCTGGTGCAATAACGTTGCTTATCAACGACGTGTCAATTAGTGGCACGGGGTATAAGCTACTCTTCACTTCCGCAGGCAACGATAGCGGTATTACGTTTACTATTCGCGGTGTAAAAGTAGGCGACCTCACAGGGGCTATTACAACTGAAGTGGTTACCGGTGCTAACGCGACCACAGCATCGTCTACCAATTTCTACACTGCCGTACAGAGCATCACCGCAAGTGGGGCTTCAGCGGGTAACGTGAGTATTGGTACGACGGGGGCTATTGCGTTCCCTCGCACTCGTATACGAAGCCTGTACTACGTTGGCACAACCAACGCAGGAAGTATCAAGTTCAACCTGAACGGGCCGTCGGGTATTACGTTGCTCCAACTGGACACCCCTGCGGGCTCCGCTGCGTTTGCCGACAGCTTGTTTGTTCCGGCGGACGGGGTGCTCACTACACGTAGCGGCGTAACCGACTTCGCGGTGTTGACGTTGACCGAAGTTACTAAGATAACGGTGTTCTGTGGCTAAGTCTCCGGCGTGGACTAGGAAGGAAGGCAAAGACCCCAAGGGCGGCTTGAACGCCAAGGGTCGTGCATCTGCTAAGGCAGAAGGTATGAACCTGAAACCCCCCGCGCCGAAGCCCAAAACCAAGAAAGACGCTGGACGCAGGAAGTCATTCTGTGCCCGGATGTCTGGGATGAAGGCCAAGAACACTAGTGAGAAGACCAAGAATGACCCGAATAGTCGCATAAATAAAAGCCTTAGGGCTTGGAATTGCTGAGGATTAGACAATGCCGAGACGACCGAGTGACGCAGTAAACATGGAAGCACTGCCCGATACCGCCCCGCCCCCGAGCAGGAACGCCCCTAAGCGTGCCATGACCCGCGAAGAAATCGAAGCCATGCGGGCAAAAATGAAGCCGAAGGATCGCATGGAGATGAATACCGAGTACTCCGGTAAAGTCCAGCGCAAGGCCAAAGGTGGCGTGATTCGTGGCGACGGTATCTGCACTAAAGGCCACACCAAGGGCCGCATGGTTTGATATGCCATCCAAGAGCAAAGCCCAGCACAACTTGATGGCGATGGTGGCAAACGACCCCAAAGCTGCAAAGCGTCTGGGCATTTCCAAGTCTGTAGGAGAAGAGTACATGAAAGCTGATAAAGGTAAGAAGTACGCCACGGGTGGGTCTTGCGGTACCAAGCGCATGATGGGTGGCGGCATGGCCAAAGCCTACAAAAAAGGCGGTAGCGTAACCCGTGCAGATGGCTGTGTGAAGAAAGGCCACACCAAAGGCAAGATGGTGTAAGCCATGATGTCCTGCCGAGGCATGGGGGCCACTAACCCCGAGAAGCTGCCGGGCGCTGCACTCAAGAAGGGGGGCAAGGTGAAGTCGAAGGTCAATGAGGCCGGTAACTACACCAAGCCCGAGCTCCGCAAAAGCTTGTTTAATCAAGTGAAAGGCGCGGCCACGCAAGGTACAAAGGCAGGGCAGTGGTCAGCCCGCAAGGCACAGCTGCTGGCTAAGAAGTACAAAGCTGCAGGTGGCGGGTACCGAGACTAATGAAGAAGCCGCAAGCGTCCCTGAAGAAATGGACCGAGCAGAAGTGGACTACCAAGTCTGGTAAGCCGTCCAGTAAGACTGGTGAGCGGTACCTGCCTGAGGCGGCCATCAAGGCGCTGAGTCCTGCGGAATACGCAGCCACTACGAAAGCGAAGCGAGAAGGCAAGAAGCAGGGTAAGCAGTTTGTAGCACAGCCCAAGAAGGTCGCCAAGAAGACTGCGGCGTACAGGAAATAGCGATGACGACGTCCGGCACATACGCATTCAACATGGACTTCACGGAAATAGCCGAGGAAGCGTGGGAGCGTGCTGGACGGGAAATGCGCAGTGGTTACGACCTGCGTACTGCGCGTCGTTCGATGAACCTGCTGACGATCGAGTGGCAGAACCGTGGCATCAACATGTGGACCATCGAGCAGGGGTCTATTAACCTTGTTCAAGGCACCGCCACATATAACCTCCCGGACAACACCATCGACCTGCTAGAGCACGTGATACGTACGGGCGCGGGTAACTACTCAACGCAGTCTGACCTCAGTATCTCGCGTATCAGCGTGTCCACGTACTCAAGCATCCCCAACAAGCAGACGCAGGGGCGCCCGATTCAGGTTTATATTGACCGAGGCCGGGACAACCCCACTGTCACCGTATGGCCGGTGCCTGACCAAGGCACCCTGCTCGCCCCATACTACCAGATGATCTATTGGCGCCTACGGCGTATTCAGGATGCTGGGGCAGGGGTGCAGACGCCGGATATGAACTTCAGGTTCTTCCCTGCCCTCGTGGCGGGTTTGGCGTACTATATCGCCCAGAAAGAGCCTGATTTGATGCAGCGCATTCCGATGCTGCAGACCGAGTATGAACGTCAGTTTGAACTGGCTGCTGGCGAAGATCGTGAAAAGGCAGCGGTTCGCTTCGTCCCGCGTGTCATGTTCCCGAGGTAAGCCGTGACCAATAGGTTCGCCTCAGGTCAAAAGGCAATATCGGAGTGCGATGTGTGCGGCTTCCGATACAAGCTGCGCGACCTGCAAGCCTTGATTATCAAGGGCAAAAATACGAACATACTCGCGTGTACGGAATGCTGGAACCCCGACCACCCTCAGCTGCATTTAGGTGAGTATCCGGTCAGTGATCCGCAAGCTATTCGTAACCCAAGACCCGATTTCACTGGGTACCCGCAGAGTAGAGAGCTTACTTTGCCGGTATCGACCCCTGCGCTTATCCCGGCAATTGGCTCGGTAAAGATAGTTATCACTTAGGAGGCACCATGAAAGGCAAGTCCAGCTGTGGCACCAAGATGGTCAAGATGAAGAAAGGCGGCGACGTCGGCGCGAAGAAGATTGCCAAGACTGAGGTCAAGGCACACGAGAAGCGCATGCACGGCATGAAGAAAGGTGGCGGCGTGAAAATTCGCGGCACCGGTGCAGCTACCAAGGGCACTATGGCTATGGGCCCCATGGCATAACGTATGAACTATGTTGAGCTGAAGCAGAACATCCAAGATATCTGTGAGCAAACGTTCACGGAAGATCAGCTTGCGATGTTCACTAAGCAAGCCGAACAGAAGCTGTATGCGACTGTAGAGCTTCCGGCGCTGCGTAAGAATCAGACGGGCTCGTTCACGTTGGGTAACAAGTACCTGACGATGCCTTCAAACATGCTGTACGTGTACTCACTGGCAGTGATCGACGGTGACGGGGACTACATATTTCTCCTGAACAAAGATGTGAACTTTATCCGTGAGGCATACCCAAGTGCAGCATCCACGGGGCAGCCACAGCACTACGCTATATTTGACCAGAACACGTTTCTTGTAGGGCCGACACCCAACGCCAACTACGCCTCAGAGATTCACTTCGGGTACTACCCCGAGTCTATTGTGACTGCAGGTACTACGTGGCTGGGCGATGAGTTCGACTCAGCACTACTCAACGGTGCGTTGGTAGAAGCCATCCGCTTCCAGAAAGGCGAGCCTGACGTGGTGGCAAACTATGAGAAGCTGTACGTGCAGGCTATTGAGCTGCTGAAGAACCTTGGCGACGGCAAGCTGCGTCAGGATATGTACCGCGATGGTCAAGTCAAAGTGAGGGTGTTCTAATGTTCAGCACATCAGGCGGCGCAGCACTCGGCCTCATCAAAGCATCCTCCGTTTCGGGTCGCGGCTTCACCCCCGAGGAAATAGCTGAGCAAGCGCTTACCAAGATCGTCTCAGTGGGCGGTAACTGCCACCCGGTCATCCGTGACCAAGCCGAAGCGTTTAAAGACCAAATTCGTGGGGTGCTGGTGCATTACATGAAACAAGCGGTGCGGTCTAACCACACCACCTTAGCAAATAAATTCCGCGCCGCTGGGCACCCGGAACTTGTAACCTTACTGGAGAGCTAATATGGCTATCACAATCACTACGGCAATGCCCACCAGCTTCAAAGTTGAGCTGTTCAAGGGCGTACACAACTTCACCGCGTCTACCGGCGATACGTTCAAGATCGCGTTGCTCAAGGCTACCGCTGCGGGCTCCGGCACGTTCGGCGCCGCCACGACCAACTACAGCAACTTGAGCACCGATGAGCTTGGTAGCGGCAGCGGCTACACCACGGGCGGCAACACGCTGACCTCAGTAACCCCCGTTGCAGACGGCACTACTGCCGTGTGTGACTTTGCGGATACCACGTGGTCCTCGGCTACCTTCACCTCCTGTGGTGCTCTGATCTACAACGACACCGATGCTGGCGCAGCTTGCGCAGTACTGAGCTTTGGTGGTGACCAGCAGGTGAGTTCTGGTGATTTCCAGATTCAGTTCCCTGCAGCTGCAGCATCGACGGCTATCATCCGTATTTCGTGAGGTAGGTTATGGCGCTGGTCCTGAAAGATCGAGTCAAAGAGACATCTACGACTACCGGGACTGGCACCCTAACGCTGGCCGGAGCGGTTGCTGGGTTCCAATCGTTTTCTGTTATCGGGAACGCGAACACTACCTACTACACCATCGTCGATTCCACGGCGAACACGTGGGAAGTCGGCATCGGCACCTACACGTCGAGCGGTACTACGCTGTCCCGCGATACTATTCTTGAGTCTAGTAGCGGCGGCACCGCCGTCTCGTTTGCGGCGGGTGCCAAGGACGTATTTGTCACTTACCCCGCAGAACGAGCAGCAGCGCCAACCGCGTTTACTGCAACGGCTAGTGGGGCTATCGCAGCCGGTGATCCCGTAGTAGTAAATGCTACCGGCACCGTATCGACAATGCGACCGACGTCCCCCGCTACAATGGGGACTTCGAGTTTGGGTACAACAGGCATTTACGACTTTGCAATCACTACTAACGATAGTACGACCAACAAACATCAGAGATATGTTTACGAGCCGTATAGTCAGCGGCTTGTGTTTGTATACCGCAATACATCTAATAGTAACTATCCGACAGCCATCGTAAGTTCTGGAAGTGGGTCGGTATCTACCATAGTTATAGCGTCGCATGCTGTAAGTGAACTTGTGGTGACAACATACCGTGGAGTATTGTTGTTCGCCTACATAAATACTGCGGCTAGTAGTGTTATAACTGTTAAAGCAGGGACCATCAACACCAGTGGTGTAATCACTCTGGGAAGTGCTCTCGCTGTTAGCGCACTGGGTACTTTCCAAGGCCAAATATCTGCGGCCCCATCCATTCTTTTAGGGCAGGACCCCGATAACACTGAACCCTCTACTAGCGCAGGTGGCACTGCGCAATTTACAGTAGTAGGTGGGCAGTTTTTTAGGTCAGGTACTTCTGACTATCGCCCTGCTGCAGTACCTGTGCGAGTACCCCCTACATTAGTACCAGAAGTACCCGGTATTCAGACAGTAATTGATACGGCGTCTGCAGTTAGCGGTCAGACATTTGCCACGGCAGACCCGAGTACAGGACGGGTAATCGTAACCTACGGGGTAGCCGGCCCTAGTGTTAAAGCAGTTGTTTTGCAACCTACATCTTCTAGCTTCACAGTAGGCACGGCGGTAGTTGTGCAAAGCCTAACTGGGTTCACTTTCTATCAAACAGAAACAGTATACGATGCGGTTTCCAATCGAATGCTTGTGCTGACTAACGCCGGGTATACAAACTATACCGCAATATCTATAAATGCAGCGACCAACGCGATAACTGCGGGAACTACGGATTCGACCGTATCTACGGGTAAAATCGTTAACAACAGCGGTCTGGGGGCATTTTGTGATCCACTCAGCGGAACCACATACGCGGTTATACGCAGCACCTCTGATAATCTTGGCTATGTATTCCGGTTTACGATTAGTGGTCTTACGGTAACATTTCAGCCATTTAGAACAGGTACCACACTGTACACACTTAGCAGTAACACTATAAGCGCGTTTGGGCCCTTTGCGGCGCTTAACGCTAATCCGCTGGGGCAAACAAATTCCGGTGACACCGCAATTGGGCAGGGTTCCATTCTTTACTACGATAACACGCTAGGCACAGCTGCTCGGTTCGTACGTATCCAGTCAAACAATGGAGCGCGAGGAGCACTTGGTAGTTTCGCTGGGATTAGTAGTACAGCCGTGGCAGACGGCGCTACAGCGACCATTACATCCGTAGGGGGGATAGTAGAGTATTCCACACCGACGCTAGCCATTTATAATGGAGGCGTATTTATCCCCGGGCGTAAGTATTATGTACGTAGGTTGGACGGAACTATAGACGCGAACCTTACTAGCCCCTCCCCCACAGGGACACCCCCGTTAATAACTGCGGGAATATCGGCGTCAGCATCACAACTTATAGTAGGGGCTGAGTAAGTATATGAAGACGCTGACTAGAGATGATATTTCCCTGTATGTAGTGCCGGATAATACGCCGATTGTGCTGGGCGATACCACGATAGAAGTTGGAGCGCCACTGTGGTTTGTTATCGGAGACTGTAGCGGTAATGACACTGTTCTCCATGAGAATGTAACTCCTCCAGAAGATTGGGTAGGCGGTAAGTATTTTTACAAAGACACTGCTTGGGAACTCAACCCGGCATGGGAAGAACCTGACGCCACCACCGGCACGGAGTAGATCATGGACAGACGTTTACAACCAACGGGTACGAAAATCCAATAACGCCGCCCAAGGGTGAGTCTGAGGTGGTGCACTGATGTTTGGCTTTAGCAGCTTTGCGGAGACGCCTTTTGGCGCTGTACCCAGTACATCCACCGTAATAAACGTAGAGGTGGAGGTAACCGGCGTCTCCGCGTCTGGGGCTGTCGGTAGCGTTGCGCTTGCCATATCTACGACAAAAGTAGCGCCCAGCGTTTCCGCGTCTGGGGCTGTTGGGACCGTTTCCCCAGTAATATCTTCCTCAAAATTAGTACCCCTTGACGGCTGGGGCCGCGCAGGGTGGGGTGAGTTGCGCTGGGGTACAGACTCGGTGTCCGTCGTGGGCACGGGGCAAGTGGGTTCTGTTTCGTTCTCAGTTAGCGCGGTAGTTGTCCCAACTGGCGTAGAAGGCGTTGGCGAGATAGGCGGGTTTATCGTCCAAGTAGACGATATTGTTATTCCTGTTGGTGTGTCCGCTAACGGCGAGATAGGTACCGTATCCATCACCACTGCAAAAATTGTCAGTGTGACTGGTGTAGCTGGGACAGGTGCCGTTGGTGCCGTTGCGTTCTCCATAGGCCACGTTGAAGCCCCCACCGGAGTATCCGGGACAGGTGTCGTAGCGGACGTAGCCCTAGCTATCAGCGATACAATAACCCCCGTAGGCGTTGAAGGCGTCGGCGCAGTGGGTATCGTTACTGCCAGCATAAGCAAAGCGGTGCTGGTGACCGGTGTAGCTGGGACAGGTGCCGTTGGTGATGTAGCACTATCGGTTAACGACACTGTGGTGCCCACGGGCGTATCCGGGACAGGTGCCGTAGGGGACGTAGCCCTAGCTATCAGCGATACAATAACTCCGGTGGGTGTTGCGGGCGTTGGCGCAGTGGGTATCGTTACTGCCAGCATAAGTAAAACGGTGCTGGTGACCGGTGTAGCTGGGACAGGTGCCGTTGGTGCCGTTGCATTCTCCATAGGCCACGATGAAATACCCACCGGGGTGTCCGCTACGGGTGCAATAGGTACCCCGAACATCCAGATAAATTTGACCGTGCTGCCCGTCGGAGTGCAAGGTACGGGGCAGGTAGGTACGCCGGTAGTCTCCTATGACGCTACTACGGCTGTGTCTGGTGTAGCCGGTACCGGTGCTGTAGGTTCTGTTAGTATAGGCATAGGGGCAACGATCCTACTTGTAGGCGTGTCCAGCACGGGTAGCATTGGCACTGTAGCCTTTAAAGTAAGCGACTCCGTCATACCTACCGGTGTAGCTAGTATTGGCGCAGTGGGAACCGTTAGAATAGCCGGGTGGACCAATATCAACGACGCCCAGAACCCGAATTGGATTAACGTAACAGACACGCAAACCCCCTCGTGGGTCGATGTGAACAAGGCAGCGTAGGAGCTGAAGCATGGCAACTTTCACGAACGACCTCCGGCTAAAGGAGATTGGCACAGGTGACGAATCAGGCACTTGGGGCACAAGCACCAACACCAACCTGTCTCTGATTGCTGACGCGTTCAGCCTTGGCACCAAGCAGATGGCTGCGGACGCCAACGAGACCTTCACGATGCCGGATGCGTCGGCTGACGGTACGCGCTCGCTGTACCTGAAGATCACCTCGGCTGTATCACTAACTGCGACGCGCACGGTAACGCTTGGGCCTAACACGGTGTCCAAGGTCTGGATCATTGAGAACGCCACTACAGGCAGTCAGTCTATTGCAATTGCGCAGGGCTCAGGTGCCACGGTAACCATTGCGACAGGCACGAAAGTGATGGTAGTAACTGATGGCGCGGGTGGAGGTGCGGCGGTGTTTAGCGCCAACCCAACCACTACAAGCGGCACGGTGACAAGCGTAGCGGCGACAGTCCCTAGTCTTCTAAGCATTGCTGGCAGTCCAATTACGTCCTCTGGCACATTGGCGTTTACTTATTCTGGCACTGCGCTCCCAGTAGCAAATGGCGGTACAGGTATTACCTCGTTGGGCGCTGGTGTAGCTACGTTCCTCGGCACTCCCTCAAGCGCAAACTTGGCTTCCGCAGTTACAGATGAAACGGGCACAGGTGCTCTGGTATTTGCTAATTCACCTACTCTGGTTACCCCCGCGCTGGGGACGCCCTCCGCGCTGGTCGGTACAAACATCACTGGCACCGCAGCAGGCTTAACGGCAGGAAACGTCACAACAAATGCCAACCTGACGGGTGCGGTAACCTCCACGGGTAATGCAACTGTTCTCGGATCGTTCACTTCTGCCAACCTAGCGGGTGCGCTTACAGATGAAACAGGCTCGGGTGCGGCTGTCTTTGCAACAAGCCCCACACTGGTCACTCCCGCCTTGGGCACACCCGCCTCGGGTGTACTTACTAATGTTACGGGATTGCCTCTTACAACAGGCGTCACGGGTACTCTACCCGTCGGCAACGGCGGCACAGGCGCGACAACGCTGACTCTGAACAACGTGATCTTGGGCAACGGCACATCAGCCCCGCTGTTTGTAGCACCCGGCTCAAACGGTAACGTCCTGACATCAAACGGCACAACGTGGGCTTCTGCGGTGCTTCCGGCGGGTGGTTTGACCTACGTTGTTAAGACAGCCAACTACACGACTTTCGACAAAGAAGGCGTACTTGCTGACACCTCTGGTGGTGCGTTTACCGTTACTCTACCGGCAACTCCGGCAACAGGCGCACAGGTAGTCGTTGCTGACGCAGGGGCAAACTGGGGTACGAATAACCTCACGGTTGGCCGAAACGGCTCTACCATCGGCGGCTTGGCTGAAAACTTGATCTGCGACATTACCGGCGCAAGTGTGCAGTTTGTCTATGACGGCTCTACATGGGAAGTCTACGCTCAGGTAGGTGGTAACGGCGGCACAGTTGTAACGCTGGATGGTACACAAACGCTGACGAATAAGACCATCAACTTAACCTCTAACACGCTTGTAGCTACATCTGCACAAATGGCGGCGGCGGTGACTGATGAGACAGGTTCAGGTGCTTTGGTATTTGCCACATCTCCTACGCTGGTTACTCCAGTATTAGGCACACCTTCTAGCGGCACACTCTCATCTTGTACTGTAGACGGCACAGACGCTGTGGGCTTTAGGAACGTACCGCAAAACTCGCAGTCTGCGGCGTACACACTGGTTCTGGCAGACGCTGGCAAACATATCTTTCACCCTGTTGGGGACAACAATGCACGGACATTTACGATCCCTGCAAACAGTTCAGTGGCTTTCCCTATCGGTACGGCTATTACGTTCATCAACATGGCAGTGGCTAACGTCACGATTGCCATAACGTCTGACACATTAACTTTGTCATCGGCGGGGACAACAGGTTCACGAACCTTGGCTACAAACGGCTCTGCAACCTGCATCAAGATTACTTCTACCCAATGGCTGATCAGCGGGAGTGGCTTAACATGAGTGGTGTTGGTCAAGTTACATTTATGAATCAAAGGTCGTTTGGGCCACCTGCTATTGGGGCAGCGTTTGGCGGTGGTTTCTATGCGGGTCAAATTTCAACAACAGCAAACAGCATTGCCACCCACGACCTAGTCGTCGGTCCACTGTCCACGGCTCAATCTACTCTTGCGTGGAAAAACGATGCCACGACAACTCCCGGTACAGATAGCGACATAGATGGCCCTCAAAATACTGCGGATATGGTCGCTGCCGGTAACGCAACAGTTTTCCCCTGCGCTCACTTCTGCAACGACTTATCCACGGGCGGTCAAACGGACTGGTACATGCCCGCGAAAAACGAGCTAGATGTATGTTACTTCAATCTCAAACCTACAACGACAAGCAACAATGGTAGCTCAGGCATAAATCCTAATGCCGTACCGGCTAGGGCAAGTGTCTACACCAGTGGAAACCCTGCACAAACATCCGTGGTTGCGTTCCAGTCTGGAGGTTCAGAAGCGTTTAATGCTGATAATTACTGGACTAGTACTGAGTTTTCCGCAGGTCGGGCCCGTGGGCAAAATTTCGATACTGGCTATCAGGGTACTTACGGCGTTTTCAATAAAACCACTGCACTTAAAGTCCGAGCCATCCGCCGTGTTGCCGTATAATTTAACAAGGAGGCAACAATGCAATACATATGTGTAACCGAAGTAGATGCCGTCACCAAGATACCCTGCACCGAAGAGCCGCAGCGCACGGGGCCATCCATGCCCAATGTTAAGGGTCTGGCGTACAGTTGGGACGAGCGATCAACATGGCCTGTCAGCACTGACTCAGAAGGCAGGTATCTGCGGGCGGCTAAGTACTACTGCACCTGCGACGATGACGCTGACACGACCATAGCTGGCGTGTTGGAGGTGTTGACCGAGGCTGCTTGGATGGCACTTAAAGCGGCAGAGCTTGAGGCGCGTAGGCCCTACCCATCATGGATCGGTTATTTGGACACCATGAGCTGGGCTGCCCCTGTAGCAAGACCTGCTGACGCTGTGATGAACGGCGGTAATGTGCGCTACCAGTGGGATGAGGCAACCGTTAACTGGGTTCCACAAGAGACTGCGGCATGAAGGAGCTTTTCTTTATATCAGGGCTGCCTAGATCAGGCTCTACACTTCTGTCGGCTATTCTGCGGCAGAACCCTGACTTTTACGCGGACATCTCCTCTCCGGTTCAGGGCTTGGTGGCATCGACCATTAACGTCATCACCGGCAGCGAGAGCAACCACCTGATTGATGAGCCGCGCAGGAAGCACATTTTACGAGCATTAGTGCAGTCCTATTATGACGCAGTTGCGCCCCAAACCGTGTTTGACACAAGCCGAGGCTGGACGGCCAAAACCTCGCTGTTAAAAGAGCTTTACCCGCAAACCAAGATTATCTGCTGTGTGCGCGACCTGCCGTGGATACTAGACAGCTTTGAGCGCATTGCTGCCAAGAACACGCTGTACAACGCTGCCCTGACTGATGATGAGGCAAGACAGACGGTAACCACACGCTGCGATGCGCTGATGGATGTTAAGAAAGAGGGACAGGTAGTCAAGCCGTACTACTTCCTTGAAGAGGGTATGCTGCTTAACCCCGACATGATTATGTTGATGGAGTATGAGTCGCTGTGTAAAAAGCCTGAGAGCGTCTTGCGCGAGATTTACCAGTTTATCGGCAAGCCGTACTTTGACCACGACTTTGACAACGTGGAGTACGAGAACGAGGTGTTTGACAGGGCGCTGAACATGAAGAGCCTGCACACCGTAAGACGCAAGGTAACGTGGGAAGAGCGACCCACCATACTGCCAAGATCAGTCTGGGAGAAGTACGCAGATAAAGAGTTTTGGCGTGTTCCAGCGGAGCCGGAGCCTGACTTTGCGGTAAAGACGGGTTACGCCTACGATGGAGTCTAAGAAACGCAGCATCATTAAAACGATTACATGGCGAATAACAGGTAGCACAGCAACTTTTTTGATATCCTATGTTGTCTCTGGCAGTTTTTCGGCAGCGGGTGCAATCGCGGTAGTACAGATAGTCTCCAACACCCTTTTATATTATGTACATGAACGAATTTGGAACAGAGTCAGAGGAGTAAAACATGGCAACACTATCTGGAATTATCACCCCGTCGAATGTGCTTACAGCAACGAGTACGGCTACGCTGACGAATAAGACGATTAACGCAGCTAGCAACACAGTCACCAACGTGCCTTTGAGTACGGGTGTGACGGGTACACTACCTGTCGCTAACGGCGGTACAGGATTGACGGCACTTGGCACTGTTGGTCAGGTGCTTACTGTTAACTCTGGTGCTACGGCGTTGGAATACGCTTTGCCAGCAAGCGGATTTACGCTCGGCACTGCCGTTGCAACAACTTCTGGTACTTCATTTACTTTTACTGGAATCCCTAGTTCGGCTAAAGTAATTTTCTTGTCTTTGGCAAACGTAAGTTTTACTGGAGGAGTGGATCTGCTAATAACCATTGGTGATGCAGGTGGATTGGAGACAAGTGGCTATTTAAGCTATGGCGGGCAGGTATACGATAATTCTCTTGCGTTAACTATTGACAGCACAAACAACATAAAGTTGTTGCGTAGTGGTGCAACAGCAGGAACAACTTATAGTGGGGTGCTTACGCTTACTTTGCTTGAATCTGCTACTAATACATATTCATATAGCGGGGTATTTGGTCTGTCGTCCGTAGATTATGGAACTTTTGTAGGGGGTAGAAAATCGTTGACACAAGTACTTGACAGAATATCTATATCGGGCGGGACTTTTGACGATGGCAAAGCCAACATTGCTTACATTTAAGGATTTACCATGCATACCACTACAGTAAATGTCACCACAGGCGAAGTAACTCAAACACCTTTAACTGAAGCTGAGTTAGCGGCATTTGCTCAAGCGAAAGCAATTCAAGACGCTAAAGATGCTGAACTTGCAGCAACCGCGTACCAGCGCCAACGAGCCGCCGAGTACCCACCCATCACCGACTACCTTGACGGTGTTGTTAAGGGCGACCTAGCTCAGGTGCAGGCATACATTGATGCTTGCTTGGCCGTAAAAGCCAAGTATCCAAAACCAGAGTGAAGTGAATCGTGGACATAGACGAACTCGCGTTACGCAAGATCATCAGAGAAGAAATGAAGTCGGCTCTGAAGGAAGTCGGTCTGCACGATGAAGAGGCCGGTGACGATGTACGCGACTTGCGTAGTCTAATTACCGATTGGCGGGGCATCAAGAAAACTGTCCTGAACACGCTGGCGAAAGCTGGCACGTTGTTCGTCCTTGGCCTGCTGATGCTCGGTGCATGGGGCAAATTTAATGGTGGCGGTAGCGAGTAATGCTTGATCCGGTCTCAGCCTTAGCCATAGCTACGTCTGCGTTTAATCTGCTAAAAAAGGGAATATCCGCAGGTCGAGAATTGGAAGACATGGCAGGCCAACTGGGAACGTGGTTCGGCGCAGTCAGTGATGTCAAGTCCGCAGAGGAAGAAGCCAACGACCCGCCGCTATTCAGGAAGCTGATCTCCAGCGGCAGTGTTGAGCAGGAGGCTATGCAAGCACTCTTGGCTCGCAAGAAAATTGAGCAGCAGGAGAAAGAGCTGCGTGAGCTTATCGTCTGGCGGTGGGGCGTTGAAGAATACACAGCAATGATGCGAGATCGCACAAGGATTAAAGACACCCGCGCCAAGGCCATCCAAAACCAACGGCGCAAGATGAGAAAGCTTATTGCTAACGTCCTAACAATTACTGCGATTCTTGGCCTCGTTGCGGCAATAGTCGCTTTCGGTATCGGCATAATTTTAAATCTGGGGTAAATAGATGAACGAAAGTGACATCAAAGGCAAATTGACATTCGCCGTAACGCTGATGGTTTCCGCCACGCTGTGTGTCTCTGTCCTAGTCATGGTCATTGCACTAGTCTCTGGTC